TGGTAACTATAACAATGGTGACAGTAACACTGGTAGCTGTAACACTGGTAGCCGGAACACTGGTAACTATAACAATGGTGACAGTAACACTGGTAGCTGTAACACTGGTTACAGGAACACTGGTAACATGAACACTGGTAACATGAACACTGGTAGCTGGAACACTGGTAACTGGAACACTGGTAACTGGAACACTGGTGACTGGAACACTGGTGACCTAAATACTACCAAACCTACCGTTAGGCTTTTTAATAAAGATAGCGGATTAGAGTTTAATGGAGAAGTTCACATTAAAATTAGAAACACTGTAAGTAGTTATCAAAAAATGCTAGGTGAATGGGTCTATGAAAAAAACATGACTGACCAAGAGAAGACTGATAATCCTACATATAAAACTACTGGAGGATACTTAAAAGTAAACAAAAGTGTTTACAACGGCAAAAAGGTAACGAAGGAGCATATATGTTTTCTAGAATCTTTGCCTAATTTTTGTCCTAAGATTCTAAAGGAATGTACTGGTATTGACTTAGAAGAAAAAACATGTAACAATAAAATTGTTGAAATTGATGGCAAAAAATACAAGCTTATGGAGTTAAAATGAATAAGAAGGAATTAGAAGAACATAACAAAGCACTTAGATCTAAACTGGATGAAGTCCAGAAAGATCTAGACGCCTATAAGAATGAAGAGAAGGTCTTAGGTTTATTAGACGAAGAAGCTGTTGGTGCTTTTTTTGATGATGAGGAAAGAATGTGGAATTTAGTTACCTTAGGTTACAATAAGGACACAGGTGAGGCTAAAGTAGAAAAGATAGAAAAAGTAAGTCAAGACTTTGCTATGTTAGATTATAGAATTAAACAATTCGTAGCAGAGAATATCAATTTAAAAAACCTTAGGAGGTAATTATGGAACTAAAGGATTTAGGGAGGTTCGCAGTAGATGCGGCTCCTCACGCAACAGGAAGAATGATGGTCACTGTAACCCAGTTAGCAGAAAGTAAGCTAGATGGTGGCAATCAACGATCTTTGTCAGCTATTAATGTGACTTCGGGCGGTAAAAATGAATCTGCTGCTACAGAAAACGGAATCAAACTAGCACTAAAGAGATTAACTGACCTAAAAGGTAAGTCTGAAATTGTAAAACTAGGCGTTGTGAGCTTGGAAGAGAACAAGAAAGACAACACTTTTGAGAGTGTGGTCCAGCTTGGTTTTTTTGATAAATCTAATGACGGTGCTGATCTTATTAAGAAAAAATGTCTAGGATTTGGTAGTGGTAAAACAGCAGATGCTGCTGAAGAGGCTGCTATTAAAAGCGCTCTTAGTTTAATGGGAGAGAAGTAGATGGAAGACGTAAAAAATACAGAGACAAAATTAATTTCAGTGGTAATGTCGAACAATATTGCAGATATTGCGACTGCATTATCGAAAGCTCAATCTGAACTAGACTCTGCTAAAAAAGACAGCTCTGGCTATGGATACAATTATTCAGATTTAGCATCTGTTATAAATACATCAAAACCAGTATTAGCAAAACACAATTTATCAGTTGTACAATTAGTAGGCAAACAAACAGAAACTCAAGTTGAAGTTACTACAATCTTAGCCCACAGTTCAGGTCAGTTTTTTAAGTCGATTGCAACTTTACCTGTTATCGAGATGAAAGGTTGCAACAAGGCACAAGGTGCCGGGGCTTCGTTGAGTTATCTTAGACGCTATGCATACCAATCAATTATCGGTCAACCGAGTGAAGATAATGATGGGAGTAGTGAAAATAAAAAACCAGCAACCTCTTCTAATTTTAAGAAGAAAGAGGAACCTAAGAAAGCCGCTAAAAAAGAAGCTACTGCTAAAAAGCCTAACTTTAGAAAGAAAGCTGTAACTACCGAAACAAGTAGTGGAGGTCTTTAATGGATAAAGCAGAAGAACTTGCATCAAAAATGGACGTTGATTATTTTAACCGTCTATTACAAGACCAAGTTAGAGATTTTAATAACCTAATAGCCAAGAAAAAGAAAATGCTATCAAAAGGAGAGCTATTTCAACTAACAAAGGCGTTAGTTAATTACCCTGATACTACAGGTATCTTAAAAACAGAGAATTTAAAAGACCTAATAGAACTTGGGGTAGCAGCAAAAGAATCATATCTAGCATTAACGGTACAGATGTTAATTGAACAAGGACAAAAAGTACAAAAAGAGAGCGACAATAAATTCGTTCCAGAAGGAGAGAGTAATGAGTAAGAAGTATTTAGATTTTGCATCAATTTTAGAAGGCAAACCTGAAAATGGAGGGGGCTTCTACATTAAGGTTAACTCAGCAGTGACACTTAAAGAAGGTGAAATTGTTTACGTTGATAAACCTGCTGATAAAATCAACAAACTAGTTGAACTAGGATTTATTGATGAAGCAGAAGCTGAGTCTAGAATCGAAAGGGTTCCTAGCTTTATTAAGTACACGTTGACAAAGAAAAACTAATACCCCCTCTCTTCTTTCGAGATTAGAGTTGCCCTGAGTACTGGCATAAAAAGACTCACCATTAGGGGCTAGTTTAATCGGTTGGAATACTAGATTGTGAATCTGGAGACGGGAGTTTGATTCTCCCACCCCTGACCGTTACTGGGAGGTAAAATGTCTATTAAATACAAAATGAGGGACTACCGTGCCAGTATAAAAGGTCTAGTAAAGGCTTATGAAAAAAAGGGACTGGAAGGTGTTCAAATGTACTGTGTTGTTTCATTTATCCCAGTTGCAGTAGCCTATACTTACCTACTAAGAACACACAAAGACGAGAAGATGAAAGAATGTTTAGAAGGTGTAATTAAATTTTATAAATGCGAGGTAATCGACTAATGGAAAAACGATTTTACAGGATATGCGAAACTTTAACCGATTACGGAAAATATGTCCCATATGATGAAGATATATTCAAACACGTAAACCAAAGTAAACCATTCTATCAAAGTATTTACACCTATAACGAAGAACAAGTAAAAGCTGCCAAAGAAATGATTGAAGTTACCAAGAATAACAAAACAATAACAAGACCCAGAGGTATCGTTGGCGTAACTGATGTTCTATCTAAAAGACTAGTATGGGACTTCGACAGCGATGAAATAGAGAATGCACAAAAAGATACACAACAATTAGTAGACAAACTTCAGGAGAACGGAATTTCTGAAGATTATATTGGCATTTACTTCTCAGGAAGGAAAGGATTCCATGTAGAAATCGAGACTGACACTTTTTTAACGCCTCAACAGTTTAAAAGCATTACCTCCCATTTTGCTCAAGATCTCGAAACTTTTGACTCAGTAGTGGCTAATCCTGCAAGGATTTTCCGCATAGCTTACACAAAGCACAACTCTACTGAATTCTACAAAACTCGACTATCTCTTCAAGAGTTAAACGAGTCCTCAGTACAGCAAGTACTGGAAATTGCCAAAGAAGCATACCAGCCAGAAGGGGTGGAGGAATTATCTTTAACTCCATCTCTTCTGGCATTTGGTAAAGAGGAAGAGAAACCAAAGAAGCAAAAACCTAATTTGTTAGATAGGTTAAACAAGTATACTAACGGCATACATGAGGGAGATTTTAGTCTAGACCTAACAAAGAAGCCTCCTTATTTATCTAATTGGAAGTATGCAATATCACAGGGTTTATACCTTGCAGGTAGTAAACATCAAGCAAGGATGATATTGGCTGCAACCTACAAAGGACTGGGTAAGGAAAAACAAGAAGCATACTACCTACTAAAATCTGCAGCAGATATGCAAGCTATTAGGTTTAATGAAGAGAGAACGCCTAAAGAGATGATGTGGAGTGCTATTGAAGATGTCTACTGTGAGATGTGGAATGGAGGAACTTACTCAGAAGATAATTTTCCAAAAGAAATCACTAAATACTTAGAGGAATTAGAGATCCCTAGGTTCTCTGATGTAGAGATAGATGAAGACCTTATCGTTAACGTCTCCGAAGGATTTGATAACTTTTATGACTATGCAACTAAGATTGATGAAAACCGACTAAATTTTGGCATTCCATCCCTTGACAATATCTTAAAACCACAAAAAGGACATTTAATTGGATTGTTAGCTGGTCCGGGGGTGGGGAAAACTAGTCTTGCTCTAGAATTGCTTTCTAACACATCTAAAGACGGTTGTAAGAGTTTCTTTGGTTCTTATGATATGAACAGTAACATTTTGTTCCAAAAGCTCTTACAAAGGGAAACAACATTCACTGATGATGAAATTTATGACGTTTACCGAAGGGGCGATCAAGAACAGATTGATAAATTTAAACTTATTCTAGAAAAACATTACGAAAACGTAACTTTTTGTTTTAAAGTCGGTCAGAGCATTGGGGACTTAAAAAGATCTATCGCACAAAAGGAACAGACTTTAGGGGAAAAAATAGGACTAGTTGTTGTTGATTATATTGAGTTAATATTATCTGATAAATCCGACTCAACACAAGCCTCGGCTGAAGCTGCTCAAGGGTTGAGAGAAATAGCCAACTCAGGTAAGGTCGTAGTAGTGTTACTTCAACCTAATAAAATGAGCAGTAAACCTGACGAAGCTCCTAAAAGCTATAACGCAGCAAAAGGATCATCAGCTATTCCTCAAGCTGCAACATCTATGATGGGGTGCTTTAGACCTGGATATAATCCAGAAGATACCTCAATGGATAAATTCTTTGGCGTTGCTATATTAAAGAACAGAATGGGACCGCTTGGCACTTGTTATTTTGATTGGGTTGGAGCTAGAGGTAAAATCACAGAATTAGAAGACATCCAAAAACAAGAACTATCTGAGTTTCTTGAAATGAAGAAAGCAAATAACACAGAGGATCATGGACTATGAATAACGTTGTAAATTTATTACACAAAGACGAAGAAGACTCGACAAATGAAACTCAACATGTTAATATTGATTTACTGGACAACGGATACGTTGTTCACGTAACTACTGAGGCTAATGAGAGCAAGTTGGTATTTTCTTACAATGAACGAGTAGAAATGATGAAATATCTTGAGGAGGTATTGGGCGTATGATTAAAGTGCAATATGTAGACCATATGGGAGATGACCTGCGAGTTGTAAACTCTGCAAGAATCTCTATGGGGAAATCAACAGACATTTTAGAGAAGAAAGATGAGAAACTTATAAAATACCTAGCAGATCATTCACATATGACACCTTTTGAACATAATATCCTCACAGTTATCATTGAATGTCCTTTGGATATCAGAACTCAATTGATTCGACACAGAACATTCAGCTTCAATGAAGTGAGTAGGAGATATACGTCAGAGGATATCGAATTGTTTACTGAATCTAAGTTCAGGAAGCAACATAAATCTTCCAAGCAATGTTCAGATGGAGAACTTTCAGATGAAGACCAATTGAAAGCTCAGGTTATTGAACAAGATATACATAGAAAATGTATGGACGCTTTTCAGGCTCTCCTTGATATCGGAGTATCCAGAGAGCAGGCTAGGAGAAAGTTGCCTATTGGGATGATGACTAAATTCTACATGACGGGGAACCTGAGAAACTGGTCACACTTTTTAAAACTAAGATTGGATAGTCATGCCCAAGAGGAAGCTCAAATTGTGGCTAGACAAGTTAGGGATATCCTAGTTGACAAGTTCCCTTTTTCTGGTAAGTTGTTACTAAAGTGATTGACAATATCATAACTTCTGTTAAAATATTATTATGTTCGATAGTTGGTCACAATTGGGAACATTTTAAGAATAGTGCAGTCTGTTCCAGATGTGGACTAATTTTAACTAAGGTTAAAAAATGAAACTAACAGAAATTGAATACTATAGACTAACAGTAGTCCTTCTTGAAAAAAAGCTAACTTACAATGATATGTTAACGTGGCTAGAAACCAAAGACCTAAAACTTAACGGTATACCTAGGGCTTTAATTGGAATAGGAGAAGGTGAAAGGGTCATAGAAAGGATTCGAGAAATGACAAACACTTGTTACGCATGTAAAATTAATTGCGGAAACGATAACTGTTTTACCAATCGAGATAACCCTAAATATTACATATTCGATAATGACAGAGAGGACATTCAATTACTAGAAAAACTACGAAAACAAAAGAAAGCTGGAAATGAGTAAACTCGAAAAGTGTATCATAAAAAACGATCGGATACGTAAGATACAAAGTCTAGTTGACTGGACTATGTGTATTATATTTATAACAAGTACTATTTCATTATGGGTACTTATCATATCAACGGTTCTATGACCTCCGTATTAGGAGCTGTAGGCTCTCTTCTCCTTGCCCTATGCGCCCTACCAGAAGTAATTTCAAGTATCCGTAAGGGCTATTGTGGAGCCTCTAATGGGTTGTTATTTACATGGCTGCTAGGGGAATGTCTAACCTTAGCGTACGTATACTTAACCTCAAAAGATATTTTCCTCTTGCTAAACTATGGAACTAATGTTATCTTAATCTTGGTGCTAGTTTTTTACAAAACTAAGCCGGTGAAGTTTCAACCTAACAAAACGATTAGTAATTTCCTAGCTCTAAAGGAGCGTAAATGACAATAGATTGTCCCGTATGTGATCATAACTTTGAACCTGAAACTGACGCAGAAGGGAAATGTTACTGTCCTAGCTGTGGGACTGGTATGATGTTACTCAATTCTTCTACTGGAGGTTTTGATTATACTAATGATTTTTCTGACTGTTACCTTGAATCGGCTATCATAGAGAATGAAGTCAAGAACATAGATGATACTCACTTAGAGGATGAAATAGCTCAAGAGATGGCAATAGGAACTTACATGAAAGGTACTGAGTGTATATTTCAAGAAATGTCTAGTGTGGGTTATATGGCATATGATACCAGAAAGAAAGCTGAAGGTGTGTATATATTAATGCATAGTAGATTATGGTTTAAGGGGTTTAAAAATGAACATCATTGAAACTGACGAATTTGAGGAGTACTGAAAAGACTTTAACCAAGAATCACATACTGGTTTACCTATTTTTACTGAAGGCGACAAGGTTCTTGCTAAAGAAATCTGGGATCACCAAGAAAGTAAAACTTGGAAAGAAGTGACAGAACTAGGTAGTTGTTATGTCGAGATGGAAAAAGAACAACAAAAGAAAATCGACGAGCTAGAAAAAGAGATTTATTGGTTTAATCAGATATTATCAGGTCACATTAAAAGATGTTGTTGAAAAGCTCACTCAAGTCACCAAAGAGAATGTTGCACGGAAGACTTGTCTGGAATTCTACATAAACGAAAATACAGATATCATCGCAGTAAAAGCTATACAATGTGAAGAGAAAATAAAAAAGGACAAAAAATGAGAATTATTAGGATAGGTATATTATTAAGTATAGCTATATTTGCTATCCATTTTAATAGTTGTGGGACTCCCGTAAACAAAAACGTAAAAGACAAAGTTAAATCATTTGAAGAATTAACTGGGAGAAAGATCACTAGTCGCATACGTTTCGCTAACCTAAAAGGTAGAACTGTTGGATTATGTATCTACGGTCTAAATCACGTATACCTTGATAAGGTATATTACGACTCGGCAAGTGATATACAAAGAACTGCTCTTATTTACCACGAATTGGGACATTGTGAATGCTTATCAGGTCATGTAGACCCTAAAGAATTTTCTTTTTGTCCTGATAGCATTATGAATGCCACTACCACAACAGACTGGTGTAACCGAATTAAGTGGAATCAATACAAAACAGACCTAAGGAAAAGATGTCAGAAATAATATTTGGCAAAGATAAAACAAAAGGCATAGTTGCAGCCGAAGTTGTTGAAGATTATGTCGTTTGTTTAACTAACGAAGAGGATCAAATTTACTTTCCATTAATCTATTGGGTTCTTACTAGGTTTCCTACAAAAAACTCCCAGCCTTTAACAGGTAAGAATCATTACCGACATATCGTCACATTCGATAATAGGAAAGAATGGCAACTCTTTCTCAAAAAAGCAAGATCTAAACGTGTTGACTTCTACACTATATATAATGAAATTGAATCCGCAATGCTCTATTATGGGTTCACCTTTTTCAAGGATATTAAAATTGAAGAGGTTTCTGTTCTTTCTTTTGATATTGAGGCTAATGGTCTTGTTCGAGATCATACCTCTGAAACTTTCGTTATAACTAATACCTACAGAAATAGAAAGGGTGAAACATCCAAGAAACAATTTATACTTGATGATCGTGGTCAGGAATTAATGATTGCTGAATGGTGTGATTGGGTTAGAGAAGTAGACCCTGACTTTATCACAGGTCATAACATAAACGGATACGATTTACCCTACTTAGAGCACTGTTCAGGAAATGGTCTTAAATTAGGTAGGGATGATAGTTACATTTCATTCCGTGACAGAAGCTCTAATTACCGAGTAGACGGCTCTCAAACTTGGGAGTATAATAAGATAACATGCTATGGTCGTGGAGTGATTGACGGTATGTTTCTAGCTGTTAAACACGACATTGGTAGGAACTATCCAAGCTGGGGTTTGAAAACTATTGCTGAGTATGAAGGTTTTGTTAGTGAAGATCGTCAGTTTTACGATGCAAGTCTTATTGGTAAAAACTGGCACATACCTGAAGAAAGAGAAAAGATTATTAATTACTGTGAAGACGATTCTGATGATTCATTGAAAGTCTTCGACCTGATGGCTCCATCGTTCTTCTATATGTGTCAATCCATACCTAAACCGTTCCAACTAGTAACTGAATCTGCATCTGGTAGTTGGTTAAATGCTATACTAGTTAGGTCTTATCTACAAAAAGGACATTCAATACCTAAGGCTAGCGAAAAGGAATACGTTGGTGGGGGTATGAGTTGGGGAAATCCCGGTTTATACACTAACGTATCTAAATGGGATGCTGCTTCATTCTACCCTAGCACAATTCTTGCTTTTAATCTCTATGATAGAAAGAAAGATCCTGACGGACATTATTATGAAATGATCGAATACTTTACCAATAAAAGATTTGAACAGAAAGCAAAATATAAAGAAACAGGTGATAAATATTACGATGATATGCAAGCCTCAAGCAAAGTTTTTATAAATTCCGGTTATGGGCTGATGGGAACTAGCGGTCTGAATTTTAATAATTTTAGCATAGCTCAAGAGATTACTAAGTGTTGTCGGAAAGGTTTACAAAAATGTATAGTCTGGGCAACAGGGAAAAATGTTAACGAATGGTGGGGTGTAGATGAAAAACTATACAAAATCATAGAATTTCCTAAAGCTGACATGTGGAAAATGACTAAAAAATATGAAGAATTCATTGAAGTGATCGAGGACGGAGAAATAATTAAAGCATGGGTTCCTAAAGGAAAAACAGGAAAAGATTGGAAAGTTTGTTATAAACACAGTAAAGCTGCCAAGCAAGATTATCCCAACTTTGATCACATTGACACAATGGCTAAAGTTAAATTCGATGAGATGAACAGACACGATTGGGTCTTAGTAAATATTGATACTGACGCTCTTGCCTTCGCTAAAAAAGACGGATCTGAGTTTACAAAAGAACAGAATAAATACATTGAAGAATGTATAAATAATATAATGTATTCAAGATGGGAAGCTGATGGCGAGTTTGATAAGTTCTTGGTAGTTAAGGCTAAGAATTATGTAATGCAAGAGAAAGGAGAAACTAAATATAAATACAAAGGAAGCAGTTTAACGGACCAAAAGAAAGAACCAGCTCTCATAGAACTACTTCAGGTCATGATAGATAAGATAATGCACAGTAGACCAGACGAGTTGTCAGAAGTATATAACGACTATATTCGAGAAGTTAAAGAAATTAAAGACATATTTCGATGGTCGGTTAAGAAAAGCGTAACTTCTTCAGTTCTTAACCCTGAACGAGCCAACGAACAAAAGGTTTTAGACGCTCTCACTGGACTAGAAGTTCAAGAAGGAGATAAATATTACATGTTTTCTGATATCGATGGTCAGATTCAGCAAGTTCAAAAAGGAGAGCTTGTGTTTCTGAAAAGCGGAAAACCTAAAATGATCGATAATCGAATACTCCGACTTGCTGAAAATTATGCAGGTTCTTATGATTTACTTCACTACCTAGAAAGAGTCTATAAGACTGTAGATATTTTAAATACAGTTGTTGACATGGATCTTTTTACGAAGTATAGTAAAAGCAAGTTAAAACTATTGGAGGAATTATGACAAAGGAAAATACTAAATTAGAAAAGATAACAAAATATCTGTTAGAGGAAATAAAAATTCAGAAGATATGAAATACATAGCAGTTTGCGCTCACGTTCTTATTGTTAACTAGAACTATTACAATAAATTAAGGAGATGGCACGATGAAACTTAAACACAAAGGAGGTATATATTCTTTAAATGTAGATGCCGCCCTAAGATTGTCTGAACTGAAACAATTTAACGGAAGGAGTAATACTATAGACCTCCCTAACGTAGAAGGTCTGAACGAAGCTGTCCTTCTTATTAATTACCTATGTAGTATCACATTACAGAAATACCAAAGAGACTCAGAAGATTATTATCTCTTAGAAAAAGGATCTGAAATAGCGAAATTAGCAAAGGGAGGTTTGGACATGTGTGAAATAAAAGACATCCTAAAAGAAGTTTACAACAAGGGTAAAAATGAAAACTAAATTTAAGAAACTATCACCAGATGCAACAATCCCACAAAAAGCTCATCCCTCAGACGCAGGGTATGACCTAGTTGCCACAAGCTGTGTGTATGATCCTGAGACTGGTTTATATACATATGGAACATCTATAGCTTGTGCTATTCCAAAGGGTACAGTTGGGTTGCTATGTCCTCGTAGTAGTATTTCTAAAACAACATTGAGACTCTCAAACTCAGTTGGAGTAATTGATCAAGATTATAGAGGTGAGATTATTTTTAAATTCGACATGAAGTTTCCAAATAGATGTAATGAATATAAAGTAGGAGACAGAATAGGACAACTGGTAGTAGTTCCTCTAGGGGATGCTGGTAGCGAAGAGGTTGAAGATTTAGATGTAACAGTAAGAGGTTCTGGTGGGTTTGGAAGTTCGGGATGTTAACATTTTCAGAAGCTTTTGATAGAATCACGACATTTGAATCAACAGGTGTTCTTTTTGAATGGATACCTGATATGGAAGATCTTGAAGACCAACTAGCAGAAGGCAATTTTAAAGAAAAACCCCCAAGTCAAATGGGATACAAAGCTGATATTCTAAGTTTAGTTTGTCTTTTTCGTTTTGAAATAAAACCTCAAACATCATACCTACCAAGAAAGAAAAAGAAAAGACTTGCAATGCATTATAAAAAGAAGTACAATAAACTTAACAAAGAGCTTAGGAGGCGTTATGACTAAACAAGAATTCAGATTAAAACTAATACTAGAACTCAGCAATGGGGTTGCCATTAAAAATGGCGTAAACGTTGATAAGGTATTTAATGAAGCGGCTTCTGCTGGAATTGTTGCTACAGCAAATGCAATAACTGATAGAGTATTCGCTGAAACAGTAAAGGAAGACTAGTGGAAAACATTATCTATGTCGTCATTGGTCTCGTTTTGGGAGTCCTAGGTCTTACAAAGTATAAATCCAAAGAACTTCCTAAAGGTCTGTCTGACGATAAAGTAGAAGACCTTTCCGATAAGATTGATGGGTTAGATAAAAAGTCTAACCGTTTAAATAAAGAAGGAGCTTCTGACCTAAACTCAGAAGAAGTGGAGAATTTTTGGAAGAACAAGTAGAACATAATTGTGAAAATTGTGGAAAAGATTCTGAAGCGTTAAGTATGTACACTGGATACGGATATCATGAAGAAACCCCTTGGCTATGTGAGGTATGCTTTGACGATGAGTAAACTAGATATGAGATTTCTGATTAGTGAAAATAAGAGGTTAACTGTTGAAAATGAAATTGAGGGATGAGTTTTTAAGAGAAATGGAAAATGCTAGTACAGATTATCTAGACTGGGAAGAATTATACTTTGGTGATAAAGAAAAGTCGGGATTAGAAGAAGCTACTGCTTCCTATGAAGGATTTAAGCATGCAATATTGTTCTTATCTTTAAAAGGGTATTTAAAAAAGGAAGAGAAATGAAACTACTACTAGCCCTAATATTATCAATTAACCTATCTTTTGCTCAGACAATCAAACCCATTAACCAAGGCGACACAGCTCCCTTTACTGGTTACATCATTGATAAGAAGTTTGAACAAGCTAGAAGAACAGAGAGAGAACTATTAGACCTTGAGAAGTCTAAAACGGTAGTTCTAAGGGAGTTGGGTAAGGTTCATGTAGGTAGGACTGAATTTTACAAGGAAGAGGCTAAGAGGGCTAAAAGAGAGGTTCTTAAGGGACAGTTTAAGACTGTTCTATATTTTGTTGGTGGTATCGTTTTAGGGGGTGCTGCTGTGTATCTAGGATCAAAGGTGGCTAAATGATTAATGTTTTGAGAATTTTATTGGTAATGGTATTTTTAGTAAGTTGCAGCGAAGATCCAATTAGTGAAACAGGTACTGATAATCCTAATATTAAAATAGATCTTCTATTTAATCATAATGGATGTAGTGTTTATAGGTTTAGAGATGGTGGATATTCTCGCTATTTTTCTGACTGTAGCGGTTCTATAAGTTCTAGAGTCTACTGTGGAAAAACCTGCACCAGACCAAACACAACAATTAATATGGGACAATAAGTCATGAAATTCACAAGATATTCATCAATTGAAAACGCATACAGAACCAAATTTATTCAAAAAATGCAAATGTATATGAGTAATGAAGAGTTTGTTGTTCAAGAAAAAATACATGGAGCTAACTTCTCTTTCTATTGTGATGGTGAAACTGTTCTTTGTGGAAAACGATCTTCTATTTTACAAGGAGAGGAAATAGGTCAATTCTTCAATGCCGATAGTTTACTTAGTCAACATAAAAGTAAAATACTGGAGATATTTAACCACGTTAGATTGATAAAATTCTTTGATAAAGAAAGCACAGACGTAACCTCAATATCTATACATGGTGAACTTTACGGAGGAACATATCCCCACGATAATGTAGATAAAAATAACTCAGCCAAGAAAGTTCAGAAAGGTGTATTTTATTCACCAGATAATGAATTTGTTGCTTTTGATATGAAAGTTAACGAAGAGTATGTGAATATCGATCACATGAACGAATGGCTTGATAGGTCAGGATTAACTAGATTAGAGATCTTAAAAAGAGGAAAATTAAATGAATGTTTAGATTACCCTAACGACTTTAATAGTCACTTACATAAATGTTTTCCTGAACTTGATAACAACACTTGTGAAGGAGTGGTTATTAAGACTGTCAATCCTGTTAGATTCCCTAGTGGAGATAGACCTATTGTTAAGAATAAAAACGCCAAATGGAGTGAAAAGAAGAAAGGAGAGGGTAAAAGTGTACAAAAAGAACTACCTGAACATGTTAAGAAGCATGTATTGATAGGTCAAGAATACATTACGGAGAATAGACTGAGGAACGTACTATCTTACATTGGTCCAATTGTTGAAGTCAAGAAAGCCTTTGGTCAGATCTTGGGAGCTTTTAATAAAGATGTTATAAAAGACCTCATGGTAGAAAACGAAGAGTTCTTGGACCTAGAAAAACAAGATAGGAAAATAGTGACTAGTATGTTAAAGGGGTTGTCAGCGGAGATGATTAGACCCAACTTCGCCAATATACTCGATGGGGAGTTTTAATGTCTACAATGACAGAGAAAATTATATGGTTTCAAAAATACCATCCAGAATTAGTAAAAGAAATGCAACAATGTACTCATCATGGTGAAGACCTCAATCCTTATCACTTAGAAGGGGATGTTTGGACTCACACTATGATGGTCTGTAAGCAATCAGAGAATCAATCGGAATTAGTACAATGGGCAACTTTACTACATGACATTGGTAAACCTAAGGTTCATTCTATTAATAAAAAAGGACATTCGTGCTTTTATAATCATGATGCAGTTAGTGCTTTTATGGCTTTAGACGTTCTAGAAAATGCTAACTTTTGGAAGTTTAGCAACTTAATTGACCGACATAAGTTAACAATTTTTAAAGCAATATCAATACATACCCAAGTGTTTAAACAAACACCTGACAAACTTGGGGAAATGTTTGCTAATGATGTTCTTACTGCTGAAACTTTCTATGAGCTTGGGGTAGCTGATCATTCAGGTAGATTTACTAGTACAGAGGGTTCAGTTAACGAACCGGTATATACTTCTAGAGGATATCCTTCCGATAAAACAAAAAGACTCACTCTGTTATGCGGATTACCTGCTTCTGGCAAATCAAGTCATGTTAGTATCTCTGATTACGATTTTGTAGTATCTAGAGACGGATTAATAGAAAGTTCTTCACTAAATGGAACTTACAATGAAAAATGGAAGAACGCTGACCAGAAAGAAATAGATAGGTTACTGCAACTGCAATATGTCTGGGCAAAACAATACAATAATGTTGTTATAGATATGACACATATGAACAAGAAGAGTAGAAGAAAATCTCTTTCTCACTTTGGAGATGAATACTATAAATGTTGTATTGTGTATATTTCACCTCTTTCAGTATTAGAGTTGCGTAATATGAATAGAAATGGTAAGGCAGTACCTGATGAGGTTTATGAAAGGATGTTGAAGTCTTTCTATCCTCCACTAATGGACGAGTTTGACGAGGTAATCTGGAAATATGACAACACTTTTTAAAGAACTAGATAAAAGAGTAGAAGATGGACATCTAAGAAAGGTAATATCCCCATGCAGAAAACTCGTACTTTTTAACTATACTGATGCTTGCACTTACGATAAAGCATGGGACGAGCATACTTTAAACGCAAGAGGTACTGTTTACGAAATCGAAACAGGTAATATTATTGCTCAAGCTTTTCCAAAATTCTTCAACTACGGAGAGCTAGACTTAGATTTACAAAAAGACTTATTACATAGAAAGGATTTCGATGTTTATGAAAAAGCTGATGGCAGTTTAGGTATTATATATCATTTTGATGGTGAGTGGAGGGTCAACACTAGAGGGAGTTTTTCTTCAGACCAATCTGTATTTGCATCTAGTATGTTAGGCAATTACGATCTATCGGGATTCCCTAAAGACATAACGCTCCTTGTTGAGATTATATATCCTGAAAATAGAATAATAGTAGACTATGGGGACGATAAAAAGTTAATACTTTTAGGAGCTTTTCAAAATGTCATTGATTTAAATTCTGAATTATTCGATATAGGATCTCGAATCAAAATGGAAGTCGCTCAAAAGAAGTCTTTCAGCTCTATTGACGAACTAATCAAAGAAAGAGAAGTTATTCCTGCAGGAGAAGAAGGATTTGTTGTTAGGTTTTCGGATGGAGAAAGAGTTAAATTTAAAGGAATGGAATATCTAAAAGTTGCAAGAATACTCCAAGGTTGTTCTCCCCTAACATTTTGGGAGTCTATGGTCGAAGGTAATGTTGATAGGACAATACTAGAACAGATACCAGAAGAGTTTAGGGATGAATTTGATAGGATTGCTCAGGTTATTGAACATAAATACAGCGTCCAAAAACAACAATACACTGCTCTTTACTTTGATATAACAAGAAAACTAGCATTACCTCTAGTTCACGATCAAGTTAACGAAGAACATAGAAAGAAATTAGGTATATACTTAAAGGAAAATAACATTAAAGAGTCTGGTGTTATTTTTACATTACTACTTGGACAGTCTATAGATAAGCAAGTGATGAGAGCAATAAGACCTACAGCGAACGTTCTATGACAATTAAACTTTTATTTCCCACCATTTATGTAGAAAAAAAGTCTGAAGCATTGTTAGGTCAAGACCTAATAGAGACTAACATATCTTTCCCTACACAACTAAATTTGCAAACTTGGTCCAATTCCGTTATACTAATTATTAGTGTGTTGGGGTTTGGAGTAAGGATATATTGGAGATACAATGAACAAACATGAATGCTTAGAATTTGAAAAAAGAGGTGTGCTTCATTTTATAGGAGCTGACTTTAAAAACAACACGATAATTATAAATTCCAAGTTCGAATTAAGAAAACCTACAGTTATTGATGTACTAAAAGCATACCTAACGTTAACAATACCTGCAGCAATGTTGGCTAGGGTTATCAGAAAAACTAGAAACAGAAAAGGAACAGTTCTGGAAAATATATGTATGAAATATTATTATGACAACACGGTAAAACTTTTAGCAAAGGAAAGTTAATTATGAAAAGCTATACGCACACGGATGAACAATTACAGTTTATAGTAAAAGAAGGCAATAGAGACGACATTTCTTGGAAACAACTTGCTATCAATTTTGAAAAGAAGTTTGGTATAAGTAAAACAGAAAACGCTGTTAGAAAGCTACACTCTACTTGGAAAGATCACGACTTTTCTTCTGACGAAATGTTAAAAAACATCAAAACAGCGCATAGTACCAAGAAATTAAACAGTAAGTTAAGAAAAGAGAACAATACTATACTAGACCATCTTGCGTTAATGGAGAACTTTCTTGACGACATTAATGAAGTAATCGTAAAATCTAAGGTTAAAAAAGAAAATCTACCCAAGGCAAGGTATAGCAAAAAAAAGAAGAATATGGGAGTAGAACTTTTTATATCTGACGTTCACGTTGGATTAAAAACGAAAAGTTACAATTTAGAAGTTTGTGAAAAAAGAGTAAAGAAGTATACTGAGGATGCAATTAAAGATATCGGTAGACACGAGAAAGATTATAATATTTCAAAAATACAAATAAACTTTGCTGGAGATCTAATGCAAGGGGAACATTTACATGGAGCTGATAGTCAACACTCGTGTGAGTTTTCAGATGCAAGGCAAATGGCAGAATCGATCAGAGTGTTCTTCTATAAAGTAGTATTGCCTGTTGCTAGGTTAGGACATAAAGTAGATATCATTGGTATAGCAGGGAACCACGACAGACAGTCTAAGGACCGACCTATTACTAATGCTGGAGAAAGATATTTAACCTACACTATCTATAAAGCTATGGAAATGTTATGTATTGAAGCAAGGCTAACCAATGTCACTTGGGAAATACCTTTAAAAGAGTATACTTCTTTTGATATGTTTGGTCACAATTTCATTGTCGAACACGGTCACGCTAAAGGAATTCAACCAAATAGTAACGCTTTAGAAAAGCAACTACTAAAAAGAGCAAACCAACTAGGTATCATTGCAAAAGGGATTAGAATAGGACACTTCCACACTTCGGTAGTTTCTAATAACGGCAGACATATTGTCGGACCTTCACCAGTATCAGATGACTGCTTTGGTGATCACTTAGGTTACGTCTCTCACCCTGCTATGATGATTAATTACTATGTTGAAACAAAAGAGAGAAATACTAGTTTTTACCATAGTTTTGATGTTAACTTGGAAAACGTAACATGAAAGACGCCATTTCTCAACTATTCGACTACGATTTATGTTTAGAAACTAGAACAATAACATTTTTTGACGAGGTTAACGAAGAATCAGCTAGTAAGTTCCTAAAAGCTCTACATTTACTAGACAACTATAAGACAGGAACAATCACAGTACTTATTACCACCGAGGGTGGAGATGTTGGTGCTGGGTTAAAGATGTTAGACGCTATCAGGCTTCTAAAAAACCCCTCTAGAGCCATTTGTTACGCAGGGGTTGAGTCTATGGGTACTGTAATCCTACAAGCGTTCACAGAACGTTGTATGACCGCTAATAGTTATTTAATGATTCACGGCGGGGAGTCGGGAGCAATAGGTAAAAGCAAAGACCGAGCTGAGTGGAACAGACTGTTAGACTATCAAGAAGACATCTGCGTAAAAGAGTATTTAGACAAGATAAACAACAGACAGAAAGATAAGAAAAAGAGAAAGTACACAAAAGAAGGCTTGACTAAAATTTTAGATTTTGATAAGATTTTGTTACCAAAAGAGGCAGTTCAATTGGGACTTGCTGATATGATGATGGAAGGTGATTATTGATGGGTATTAAAGTTGGTGATAAATTTAAAGTAAATAATAAATACAATGACGAATTGTTTAATGTTGGGGACATTATTACTATAGTAGACCATAAACTTAATGATTATGATGTTCGAGCTTCAGGGTCCACTCTTAAACCAGACAACTATTGGTATATTCCAAAAAAATACCTAACTCCATTAAAAGATGAACCTAAACTTAGGGTTGGAGATGCCATTGAAAAAACCCCCCCAACAACAGAAGGAGGGGCTTTACGTTACAACGAAGGTAAACCTCAGTTTTCTCATTTATCTCCAGACTTCATACTAGAGATGATGAAAAGCATGACCGCTGCTAACGAAAAATATGGTTATTTGAATTACGCAAAGAAAATGGACGTTCGTACAGCATCAGATAGTCTCATGAGACATTTCCTAAAGTTTCAGCAAGGGGATAACATAGACGAAGAACTAGGAACTCACCACTTAGCTTTGGTGGCAGTTAATGCTATGATAATGTATCAGAATCTTATGGATTTTGGTGACGAAGTGGATAATAGGTATTCAAAAGCAAAAGATGAGGTCCAGAATGTTTGAATTAGCTTTAAAAATAACAATGGGGACATTTGCTCTATTCTTCTTTCTTATGTTTTTAGTTAGTTCTATTGGTATTTTTTCTGTAACCTTTGAAATGATAAGCGGTATAGACTTAATAACTGCTTTTATTAGACCTTTTTTCCAAAGTTTAATTTGACTATTTTTTAATAACATGGTATTTTTATTTAAAGGAGAACTCAATGTTTAGCAAAATTAAAAGAATGTCCAACTGGAGATTAAAAATAAAGTTTATGAAAGAAGCTCACGGTTTTAATTATTTTAATATACTTACTCTTTTTTTAGAAGAAAGACCATTGGATGATAACCCAGAGAATTTAATTAATTCTGGATTTTTTTTACTATTTTCTCTTACTAAAGACATTGGACCAGAAGGTAAGATCGACGGTAATTGGAACATTAGAGTACATAATAAATACTACCTAAACGGTCCGAAAGGACTCTGGAACCCAGCAACTAAACCTTAAATACTTACTTAACAAAAAGGAATAAGAATGATCAATAAATTAAAACAAACTATCGAAGCTAAATATAAATACTGGATTGCAGATTTTGTATCCTTGTTTATATTTTTAGTACTAGCTTCTATTGTGTCTACTTTTTTAGACTCAGCTTACTTGGGCGTAGTATTCTTTGGATCGGGACTTCTGCATGGAAAACTTTCTAAACCATTAGAGGAAAAGTTAGTTGAAAAAATTAAATAATCACATTGGCGAATGGACGAACGAATATACTGATCTCGTTCTTATTGTTAAAAAAGTACATCACAGATACGAAGACGGTACAGTAAAAATTAGATACCGTCTTCTCAATAAGAAAAATGGCATAGAATATGAGAATCGTAACGGTAAACTTCCCAGTACTTTTTTTAAAATAAACAAAAGAATAGCGAACACATAAGCGAGTGTAAATGAATAAAAAGGCTCAAAAGATGACTTATCCTAAAGAAGATAATGCTAAACTTAAAGACGCAAATAGAGAATTGAGAGCTAAAGTAAAAAGACAAAAGAATGAAATCGTACAATTACAGAGACGACTAGACCAGTATGAAGATGCTTTTGCTAGAAATTACGACCATATTACAGGAATGATGGAAGGGATGACAGTAGAAGACGCAATAAGGATAACCAAAAAACAATCAAATAAATCTAAACCCGAGACTAAAGAAATAGTAAAAGAAAAGTTTAAAGAAATGTACAGTAGGAATAAAAATGAAGAGAAGTGAAATGTTAGATATTATAGAGGTTAATATCTTGGAAACCGAGGGTCAACTTAACGCTTATCAATTAGCCGAAAGGTTATTGACTAGGATACAACAGTTAGGAATGTTACCACCTCTTTCAAAAACTAACGATGATGTCCTAAATGAGCTTATAATGAGTTCAGAACCTGTTAATGGTAGAATATACGATTCTGATAATGTTATGTCATATTTTACATGGGAGCCAGAAGATGATTAAACAAGGATATTATGGGTTGGTTAGAGCTGACCTTGATAGAAAAGAATACCCCCATGGAGCTGTTCTTTTAATTATGTCACACAATACTCACGAAAAACAGTACCAAGTCACTGATGTACTAGATAGTATTGCAACTAATATAAATCCATACATTTTAGAGAACGAAGAAACAGGCTTTAAGATCACAAAAGAACAATTTGACACAGGAGAGTTTCTTCCTTACAATATGGTAGAGCCTTTTACCTTTGAACCTGAGTTGACTGTAGTAAAGTTCTTACGTTCTACTGTGGGCATTATATCGTTAAATGTCTTAGTTTTTTGTGCTGGCGCACTTCTTGCTCTGGAGTTTGTAAAATAGACCCTATAAAAATGAAACCCAAAATTATATCCGCTCTCAGAAAATTAACTTATGGGTGGGAGCCGAGAAAGGAAATGTCAGCAGCCGCTAAAAGAGCCCCTGCAACATGGGAATGTTGTGCCTGTAATTATTGGTGTTATGATGGAACTTCTGAAGTCAATTTCAGGAAACTTAAGGATGAGTTTCCTTCACAAAATATTAAAATGGAAAAATGTAAGGATGACCATATAAACCCAGTGATAGACGTTAAAGATGGGTTCGTAGATTGGAACACTCTTGTCGAAAGGATGTTTTGTCCTTATGATAATTGGCAAAAAGTTTGTAAAACCTGCCATGATATGAAAACAAAAGAAGAACGAGAACAAAGAAAACAATGGCGAAAGAAAAGAAAGGTTGAAGAAAATGCAAAGACTTAACAGATGGGAAGCTAAATATATAACAGATCTAAAAGACAAAGATCTACTAGCTTGGGATGATTTTTACGCATGGCAAAGATACCCTAAATTCTCTTGGGTTTATGATAAGCAGGCTTTAGCTAAGTTTACTAATCTTCCCACCTACGATCTTGAAAGAGAGATACCAGATAATTCTTTTTACCCTTATATAGTGAAACCTAGAACAAACTTTGATGGTCTATCTAAAGGCTGTTATGTTGTTAATTCAGAAGACGAGATAGAAGACTGGTCTGGGATGATTGCTCAGGAATTTATGGTTGGACAACAAGGCACTGCAGATATCGTAATACTAGAAGGGACGATAAAGGACTCATTTGCGTTTACAACTCACACAAACTTCTACGGAGAGATTACTTTATTTGAATCTAACCCATTTCTACCTCTTCCTGTAGCTAACCTAGTTAGGAATCTATTTCAAGACTATACAGGAGTAATTAATGTTGAATACATAGAGGGTACTGTATTTGAGATACATCTTAGACCTAGTTTACAATTTTATGACATCTGTGGCGGTTTTATTGAACAGTTACCTAGTTTTATGAAAACCAAAAAATGGGAAAAGACTAAGTATGAAAGGACGTTTAGTAGAGTATTCAGGACCAAACATGATGGTATTCCAGAGATAAAATCACTACCCCCTATAGGCGAAGCAATTAGAAGTATTCAATTATGCTGGGAAGACGGAAAGAAACTTAGCGAAACTGATCCTAGTCTAGGAAAAAATAGATACATGGTAATAAATGGAACAAACTTGCAAGCCATTGAAAACTATGCAAAAGGAATAAACTTATGTCTAAAACCGTAAAATTCACTTGTACAAATCGCAAATGTCGTTTAGAGTACAATGTATCTAAGTCTCAAGAGCATATTGAGAGACTTCATACCTGCTTTGACTGTAAGTCAGTTGCAGTAAAAAACATTGACCAAAAAGTGGTCTTTATTCACCCAAAGAAACGGAGGTTTTAATGAGGGTAGTTTACTTTCTTTTAGCATTTTTAATCACAGCCTGCAGTGGCGACCCTAGAACCCCCAAACAGAAAATGAGACAAGACACTGGCAGTGCCGTAGTTAGGATCTTCGGCAAGACCTCTCAAGGATACCCATCAGGAGGCACAGGATTCGTCGTAAGAGCTTCTTCAGGAAAGACCTATATTCTCACTAACAAACACATTTGTAAGCTTCAGGACACTTCTCAGAGATTGATAGTGGAGTTCCCCGGTTTAAAACGTAAATATAAGAAAAGAGTCATTGAAATTAGCGAAGAACATGACCTATGTTTGGTAGAAAATAACCTAGGCTTTAAAAAAGCTCTGATTATTGCTGACAAAGTATCTACAGGAGAACTAAGTTACGTCGTTGGGCATCCTAAATTGTATGCACTTACTGTGGCTGAAGGCGAGTATATCGAAACAGCTAATATTTCGGTTATAACGAGTAAAAAGGACGGTAAACCTGTTCGGATTTTTAGAAAAGAGAACTCTTCCATGTCGATTGCAGGAGTTGTCGAGCACAGTGCCTTTAGGTTTAGTGTTTACTCTAGGGGAGGTAACTCGGGCTCACCTATTGTTAATAACCTAGGTCAAGTTATTTCTGTACTGTTTGCAGGTAACAGAAATGATGTAATGGAAACGTATGGAGTACCACTAAAAAATGTCAAACGATTCATTGAAGGATATTAGTTCCTTACAAAACACAGTATATAGATACCTAAAAAAACGTAACGTTAGAGGGGGGGGTTGTAAAACTCCTCTTTTCGTGTTATATTATCATTATGTTACTTATTGTCGAACTAACTATTGTAAATTCGTTTCACCAATTGAGTTTGCTAGGAGAATGACTGTCTACTTTGAAAAAGGAAAATCAGGTAGATATAGTTACTATTTAACTAATTTGGAACCTCCAGAGTCAAAAAGAAGACGTAGAATTCGACTGTGGTATGATAAAATTTGGGCAAGGATGCGTAATGACAAAAAAGAAGAGAAGTGATTATAAATACCCTAACCTCAGTAGAGAGGTTAATTTGAAGTCCCGACAGGACTACATTGAAACTGATTACATAAACGGAATATACGACAATAATGGAAACGAATTGATGCGTCCAATGACAGCAGAAGAAAAGGAATGGTTAGATACTTTCTATGGGGAGACAATTGTTACTTCGAGTAAAAAGTTCAATCCTACACCCGAAACAAAAAAACTAGCAAAAAGAAAAGGAAAATACAAAGCGAAAGCTGCTAAAAGAAAAAAAGAAATTAAACTAAAAGAACATGAAAATGATAATAAACTAAAGTACTATAAGAAAAAAATTAGTGATATTGAAGAGTGTTTAGATTTTTTAAGAAAAGAAGCAGGAGTGTTAAACTATAAATCAGAGGACCAAAGGTCGTTGTATAAAGACAACAACACAAGAAATGATTGTATCTATAATAATTTAAAATCCAGAGGAATGTTAATTGATTTAACCATTGAAAATTACGATTCATTTATAGCCCAAATGTGGGAGCTTATTTCGACTGACATATATGATTCTCAAGATGCAATGATAGAGGAAGTAGAAAAAAGACTTAGAGGTAGTTTTTTACCAGAATCAGTAGAGAGTTATCCCCAAGATCTTAGTGATTCCAGCGATTCCTCCGATGATGATTGAAATAAGACCTAATCTTGTAGACCAGTACTTTACCTTTAAATTTCTCTCTTTCTTTTTTAATTCTTGAAATTGATGTATTTCAGCTATTTCTACTATTAGTGGAAGTTTTTCCAGAACAGGAATTAATTCATTTATAATCTTTTTGTCACCCGCAATATGTTCTTCGATTTTAGGTAACATGTGTTTCATGTCAATTCTCATTTCTATAACATCATGCTGCACTTTATCTAACTTATCTTCAATACGCTCTATTCTATTATCAACTTTCATCCTCTTTCTCCACTCTACGTAACAGCTCTCTAAATGCTGGTTGCTGTAATAATCCCATCAACGTTGTATTTTTCTTACCTTGACCTTCTCCCTCAATTTTTGATAGTACCCTAGCAAAATCCTGAGCAGCAGGACTGTCCATTTCAGCCATTTTAGTTGAAACGAAATTAATATTCTCATCACTTTTGAGACTCTCTAATTTAGCCACTACCTGACGGTCTGGTTTCTGCTTTAAAGGGGTTCCGGCTTCATAACTACCATAATTAGCCTTACCTGCTTCCCTAGCTTTAGCTTGTCGATGAGGGGCTTGTCTGTTCATTGCAGCTATTGATATTGGTGTTGGGTTTAACTGTTCCACTGCAGCATAGGCTCCTTTCGCTAGTGGACTTTCTAGACCAAACTCATCCCCTGCTTCAGCATAATCTGCAGCAAATGTGGCGAGGGGTAGTGCACCTAATGCAACTTTTCCTAGTCCTTTGACTAGTGGGTTTTTACCTATTTTACTTGCAAACTTTGCTCCTCTAGTTGCCATTTCTTGAACTTTTGTTGCTGTACTTCTTAAAGATCTCTCAGCAGGGGCAACTGCCATACCTCCAGTCTTTACCGCAACTAGAGCATCTAACATACTAGCTTTATTTTCTTTAGTTGATTGTAGTATTTTATTTAATTCAGCATCTGTTATTAAGTCCTGTCTATTATATCTTTTTAATAAATCCATTAAATCGCTTTTAGCAGTAAGCTCTGCCCCCTCTTCAACACTCATTAGTCCTGCTAATCCCCTGTTAAAGTTGCTAGATGTAGTCTTTTGTCTGATCTTAGTACCTTTTCTATTTTCGGTAAAATCGTCAACAGATTCCAAAGGTAAGTCTCTTAGTAAGGACTTACTATCGCTAATTGCCCTTGCAGCTTTATTATCCGCATGTTGAGCGTAAGAAGACAGTTCATGCATGACCTCTCTCATTGCTTTTCTAACTTCATCAGATCCTGTTTTTCCATACTGCTTGTTTAAGTACTTTCGTAAAGAGTGTAAATCTGACCCTTTTAGTACTTTTTTATTACCAATTCTAGCTTTTAATGTCTTCATAAAAGAATCAACCTCTGGTGATAGGTTTTTTGTTTTTATTGAAGAAACTTTTGCTGCTTTTTTTGCTTCCTTATAATCTGAACTTAATTTTTCTAGTCTACTATTAGCTTTTTTAGTATTACTTCCTATTCTTTTAAATTCATCTTTTTTATCGTAACTTAATTGTTTTTTATCTTTTTTTAATTGTATGTTTTCTTTTTTTAGATCATCAACAACCTCTTGGTCTTTTCTGATAAGTTCAAAATCTTCTTTTAGTTGTTCGCTTAGTTTTCTTTTAGCATCTTTTAGTTTATTCTCTTGTTCCTTTATATCGAAGATGGCTTCTCTACTTCCACCTGCTCTTTGGTATTCTACTTTTTCATCTCTAAGTTCAGATAAACGATCGTTTATCTCAGCTATCTGTCGATTTTTAGTTACAGTTAGATCCATTTTTTTTGATTTATTAGCTTCATACTCTCTAATACGATCATCAGTCTCTACTGACTTATTTTCAATATCTCTTAGTTTTTGTTCATAGAAGTTATTAGCTTTTTCTTTTACTATTGCTTGTTTTTCAAGCTCCACCTGAGCTTTTGTTCTTTTAGTTTCTGCAGACTTTAACCTTCTTTTTCCTTTTTTAGCTTCTTGAAGTTTTTTCTCGTCAGGCTCAAATAAAGCTCCTCCTGTTTTTTGTTCAAGTTCATCAATTAACTCATCAGTCTTTAACTGTATCCCTTGTGCGTCCATTACATTTCCAACATGCTTAGTTGCTGTGTATCCCGTATCTTCAACGTTTTTATTGAATTTAGCAAAATCGTCACCCAGCGTACCCGGACTAGACTTAATCTCCTTGTACCTATCAACGTTTTGGTATAACGTTTTTACGTCTGAAGAGTCTAACCCACCTAAAGGAAGTCCTCCAATAACTGAAGCTCCTGCAGCTTTTACGTTCTTTTTAAGACTTTGAACGGGTTTACTGTTAACCACATCACTAACGCCTTGACCTATTAAATCTGCCTCAAGAACACCAACATTAGGACTAGGTAAATTAGATTCGTCTGTTGGAGAATCCGAAAGTTCTCTAAGTTCTATACTTTCAACATCATTTACATCAAAAGATGTAGTTTCATCCCAACTTGGGGTTTCAATTATTTCTTCAGTGTCGTCCCATTTTGGAGTTTCCATATTAATCCTCATACTTTATAAATTCTTTAGTTTCGGCATCAAATAATGCAGTCCTTCCGTCTTTTGTTTTTCTTTTTACCGTTACGGGCATTGTTTTTTTTTCGCCTACAACAGAAGCAAAACCTGATAAGGATTTATTTTTTTCATAATATTGAGCTTTTTTAGTTTGCATCTTTAAGTTATCTTTTAGTTCTTTTATCTTACCCTGTATCCTTATAGCATTACTTTTATTATCCAACTCGTCATTCCAAAACTCTCTAGCAGCAGCCTCACGTTCCGCATCAGAAAGCTGTCCACCAAAAAGCTCTTTTAGTGTTTTATTAGCAAAGTTTCTAGCATCATCTCTACGCTCAATAGCAAGTCTACTTCTAAACACGTCAGGTATAGGAAATCTAGTTCCTCCGGCTTCTCCAAAGCCTGTATCTGCTGCAACTTCTGCTTGTAACTTTTCTAACTTTGCGATAGTATTTGATGCATTATTCATACCTGTAGCTGTAAATTTGTTATATTCTTTAGCGTAATCTTTATCTACGGCTTTTTGTCCTTCAGTTAAGCCTTCTTCCTTCTTTTGTTTTTTATCTAATCTTTTATTTTTAGAAATCAACTCTTTATTTCTTAAATCTAAAGATTCTTTCTGATAAGGAGTCATATTAGGGTCTTTCCCTAATCCTTGTAGTTTTGCTATATTGATAGTTTCATTGAGACTAGGAGCTGGTCCTGCATCAAATTGTTGAGCTTTCAAAGCTACACTGTTTGGTGAGTATTTGTCAAAAGTAGAAGCTATTGAAGAAAGAGCTGACATATTATCAGCACTTGATTGTCTCTTATTGTATTCTTCTTTTTCTCTTCGATAGTCCTCTATAAGCTTTTCTATATTATCAGGTTCTTTAGACATTAACCCTCCATCATCATAATCTTTAGCTGATTCTACTTCAACTTTAGGGGCACTTCCTAAACCATTAAGTTTATTTTTTAAGTCTTCTAATTTTTTTAATTTATCCATTTCTTTTTCATCCTTTAATGGGATATTATTTAACAAATCTAAATACTCAACTGCTTTTGTACCATATGCATCAGTAGGAACCTCTCCTGTTTTTAGCATTTTAGAAACACCCCCAGCTCCCACTAAATGAGCCGCACCAACAAGTCCTGACTCTGATACTTTCCTTCCGTTAAAGTCCTTACCTATATAATCAGTAGCACCTTTATTTTTAAGATATTTTCGACTAAGTTTAATATGGTCATCCATAGCTTTTTCTTGGATTTCTGGGGAATTTAAAAAGTCTTCTTCTCTCTTTATTCCATCCTTTCCTGTCCAGTTACCTTTTTTATCCTTGTATCCAGTATCAACTAGGGCATCTTTACCAAACTGATACTTTCCAATATAGCCTAGAGTGTTCTTGGCTTTGTAATTGTTACTGGATTCTCTTTTAGCTAATATCTCTTTGTACTTTTGCAATGAAGCGGGGTCTCTTTTCTCCATTTTACCTCTTGCGTTTACTGAGCATAGACATAAGATCACCCATGCCACCTGTAGGTTCTTTAACAATTCTTTCATTCGGTAGATCCTCAATTTCTAGCTCACCTCTGGCTACTGCCATAAGATTTTCTTGTTGAGAAGGATTGACTTCTTTCGCACCTTCGTCTACCATTGTATCAGTTCTCATCTCACTTTTCAAACGCTTATAATCCATTAACATGTCGTTAATACGATCTTGTTGTTCCATGTTCAGTACCATTTCGCCATCATTTATACGATCAGGTAAGTTATCCCCTGAAAAACTATCAGTACCTGAGTCTATAATAGTACCTTCTCCTCCATCATTGTAAGCCATTCCATTAGAAACTCCACCGTTATTATACTGATGTCCTTTTTCTATGTTTTTTATGATACTTTTATCCAGCTCATCTATTTGTTTCTTGTACTTATTTGCGTTATAGTAGTCTTCTCCCATTTGTTGTTTCAATTGAGTCTTACTGTCTATTAACTTCTTTAGGTTATCATCTGAGTATTTAGTCCCCCCATCAGCAGCAATCAATCGTTGACTTCCTAAGCCAGATAAAGCTTTAGTATTAACTACAGGCGCATTAGATATGTTCACCTGTCTCGTTTGAGCTTTTGGTTTGTTTGATTGACCTGCAATAGCTGATAATGCTTCCATATTTAGATCTGATTTACCTTTTGGGGCTTCAGCCGGGTTAGCTTTAGGACTTCTACCGATTAGTTCTTCTAGACCTGACATTAAAGTTCCTGCTGACTCTGCTGTGCTTCTTGTACCTCTTTCTCCGAACATTGCTTTTTTATACGGATCGTCACCGAACTTCTGATCGTTCATGTAATCGGCTTCAGCTTGCCTACCGTCCATTTGATCTTTAGAAAGTCCTCCATCAGCAAAATTACCAGAGTTATTACTTTGCATACCTCCACCAACAGCTCCACCAAGTTGAGCACCAACTGAAGCTCCTTTTGCTCCTGTCCCCGACATTGCACCAATTCCTGCTCCTACTAATGTACCAATCATCCCCCCCGGTCCTTGACTTCTACTAACATTCTGGGCAGTCATATTAGCAATAGGTTGAGTTGCATTTACATAAGCACCGGCTTTTTGCATTTCATTGCCAAATTGTTGTTGTTGTAGATTACCTAAGTTACTGTACATTTGTTGTTGTTGTTGCGACCTTTGGTCCTCTTGTCCTTGTCTAAGATTTAGGTTTTGAGAATTTGTATTTTGTCTGTTCATTGCATTAAAAGCTGCAATCTGATCTCTAGCTGTTGCTGCTGTTGATTTTTCTCCATACTCCTGTGATCTCATTCCAGTAGATGCATTAGCTACTTGTTGTAAAGCTGATCTTCTGGAAGCAGCTTGATCCATAGCGAGTCTATCGCCAGCCTCTGCTGCATTTTGTGCCGAATCTTGTGATGATTGTAGCCTAGCAATTAGTTCAGATCCTGAACCCCCCACACCACGTTGAGCCATGTCACTAAGTATTGATTTTTGTCTAGCTTGTTCGTTAGAATTTACTTCTCTCTGAAGTGATCTTCTTTGAGCCATGTCCTCTTCGGTTAACCCTGATTCAGCAGCTTCAGATAACCCTTCAAGAGCCTGCATTTGAGCGTCTTTTAACCTAGGGTCGATTTCGATGTCTTCTAAAGCAGAGTCTTCTCTATCTATATTTTGATATAGACCCATTAGTCCGGGACGTTCTGCTGCCATAGATCGAATGTAATCTTCCATCTGATTATAGTCAGGTTCTGCTACGGCTTCTAGTTTTGCTCTAGCTGCTTTCTGTTCAGCTATAGCAGCGTTCATTGCCTGCACTTCAGCTTCATTAGTCTTTTTACCCATTATTTAATTCCTTAACAAAATAGAGAAGTTCTTCATTATTTACTTGCGTGAATCCTGCAGATTCTATACCTTTTTTATTAACTTCCCAATTATTAGTTGTGGTATCTATTGTTGTTATTACTCTATTACAATTCATTCTTTTTGCTATTTTTATGGTCTGTTCTACTAGTTTTCTTGCGATTCCTGTTTTTCTCTTTTCAAAACAAACGAACATGTCCCTAAGATATAATGCGTCATCTATTTTTTTATATGTAACAAAAGAGTCCTTATCTTCAAAACAACCAAAACCTTCACGTTCCATTATATAATCTGAATACAAACTCATTATTGCCCAAGGGTTGTTTTAGCAGCATCACTTTGAACAAACGAACTTTCAGACTCGCCTCTTAGTGCGTTACTATTTCCAGCACTAAACATTTCATTGGCAGCTTGTGTTTTTTCTAGTGCAGAAATAACCGCATTTCTTATTCGATCAGCACTAACTGATACTCCATGTCTTCCATTTTGTCCCACATGGTTCCAATAAACAGCATCTCGTAGGAGACCGATAGCATTTGGATCTCCGTTAACAACGTCCTCTAAATTTACATCAGTGTGGTTTGTACCTGTAAATCCTTTTTCTACTAATTGTTGGATATTGGATGATATTATACCAACATCGGGATCTTGTTGTTGTAGACTCGATTTTATTTCGTTTCGTGCTTGGTCTAGATTTTCAAATTGTTGTCCCGATCTTAACTTATCTTTAAATTGCATAACCGAGTTTCTATCGTTATTACTCAGCTCACCTAAAGTCGTAGTTTGTTCTTGACCCTCACCTCTTAATTGACGAGCCATGATTTCATTTTCATTAAGAAACATTTCCTGATTATCTTTACCTGATAGACGAGCTAGGGCTTGCGCCCTAGCCACATCTGTCAAGTTAGCTACGTCTTGGATACTATACTGAGTGGGATCATATTCATTTAGTAACGTAGCTGGGTCTAAATTGTATCTTTCTTCACCTGTAATGCCTAGTATTTCTCTATCTTGAGCTGAGAGTCCTTGACCTGATTGTAATTTATCTTGTAGTTCTTTTATGTAACTACCTTCTCCACTTTGAACTCTACTTTCTAGATCTTGCTGTAGCGTTTCGTTTGCTGTGTCTAGTCCTTGCTGTAATTCTTTTTGTAAATTCTCAGTTCCAAGTCTTAGTTCATCTTGACTAATCCTTCCTTGCTCGAAAGCATCTTTCAACATTCTTTGAGTGTTCTGTGCTTGATCTCTTAGACCCTGAACTAACGAAGAACTTGCTTCTTTATTTCCACTTAATATCAAATTATCTAGAGTAGCTTGACCTGAAGTATACCCGCCTTGCTGACCAAAGTTTTGTCTTAGTAGGTTTCTTCTTCCTTCACTGGTATTAGATAGTTCCGCTGAACTAGAAAGTTCATCTGATTCTCGTTGCTGCGTGGTTAAATTAAGTATAGCATCATCAAACCTCTCAACGCCAGTTCTTAGGTCATTAAATCTCTGAATGTCATCCTGAGTTAATTCTTGAGAAGCATTATCTATCTTTTCCTGAATAGCAGCCATTTCAGTTTGAAGTTGGTTTTTATTTTGGAATAATCTTTGTTGTTCTTGTGCTCTATTATATTCATCCTGAAGCTGGTCTAACTTGCCCCGCTGTGTTTGATTTTGACCTTGTGCTTCTTGTTGAGCGTTTAGGCTTTGTCTGTATTGTTGAAAAGAGTCTAAACGTCCAGTCAAAGTATTCAGTTCATCTATTAGTCCCGGATTACCTGTCCCTAGTTGTAGTTGTTCGTTTATTTGATTAACTCTAGTCTGATCTTGCTGTAAACTCTGATCTACAGCTTGAATCATGTTTTGATCTCCAGAAGCAAGTCCTTGTTGAACTTGTTCATTGTCGAAGTAAGTAGGGGTCACTCTTACGCCTTCTTGAAATCTATTATATGTCATTTGCTCACCAGACTGTACTGGTTGATTTAACTGTTGTCCAAAGTTCTGCGCCTGTTGATTAAAGTTTTGTTGTGCTTGATTGTAAGCCTGTTGTGATTGATCGTAAGCTATTTGTTCTGTAGCTTGGTTTTGTTTATTTTGATTTATATTTGCTGTTTGGTCTGTAAGATTGGGATTAAACTGATCATACCTCTGTTGTGTATCCGACTGTTGTTGCTGTAACATAGGGGTACTTTCTTGAATTTGAGCTTGTTGTATCGTTTGTTGACCAAAGTTCTGAGCCCCTTGTATCCTATTGCGGTTAGACTCGACCCTAGACATGAAATCGTTCTTTTGTTTACTTATTGCATTTTGAACGTTCTGGTTTTGCATTCCTGTATTTTTTTGAATGTTCTGGGACATATTCTGAGCCCCAGCTTTGTTTTGATTAATATACTTTTGGATATTAGTGAACATACCTGAAGAGGCTTTCTTAGAAGCTCCTGAGGGTGCCTTGGGGGCAGTCTGGGTGTTAGTGTTACCGACAGTAGCACTTTGTGCCCCAGACACGTTTAAATCTTGATTCTGAGCTTGTGGTTGATTGTTTTGTTGGGTAGCGTTAGACTGAGGGGCAAGTATATCCATGCCCGACTCTTCGTTGTCGTCCTCTTTTGGTATGTAAGCCATTTAATCCTCGTATAATATCCTATATCTAGTTGTTATTTCAACCTAGTATATGACTTCACATAACAGTTGAAAGCGGTTAGAAGCAGGTAAACCTGTAATTTTATTGACTTTATATAGTGAATTGCCCGTAGGTTCAAACGAAATGAAAGGTGAAGCATTAGGGAATACCGCCCTATTCGTAAGATTTTGAGCACTTAAAACAACAATACCTCTAATAGTATTTCCGGTTTCAGTTCTGAAAGTTATTGGATTTATTGAGTTTCCAGATCCATCTAATGTCACGTCTATCGTTATTAACTCTCTATTTATGTTGTCGTAGTCCAACCTACCATTAACAGTATCAACGGTCTGTGTCATAAAGTAATTAAATATTTCAGCAAACTTAGCTACTAACTCACGATCCTCTTCTTCAAAATCTTCTATCCTAAGTCTTTGCACATTTGATAGTCTAGTCATTATTTATATGCCCTGTTACTAATCTGTCTAACCATTAAAGAAATTCCGTTTATCCTGACTATTTCCCTAGCATTAAGATGGTTAATTTGGACTGTCAAATATCGACACCTTTGCTTTTCAAGAGGTATTAAAGTTCTAAAAGGAACATCGTTACCTAAGCCTCCCCAAGTACCTGTACCCCAAAAAGGTGTACCCCATTCACCAATTCCCAGTCCACTAAAATTAGTAGAGACGAAGGACGCAGATTGATCACTGGCGTAAGCTATAGACCCACCATAGAAAGCACTTTGGTCGAATAAGATTGTTCCTTGTCTTATTTGTTTTAGCAGTGTTGGGTCTCCAAAGTGTTCTGGGGCATATTGAACTTTTACTGGTATCCCTTTGAATATTGTTATAGAACCTTCCACGAATGGCGTATCGAAAAGTCCAGTAAGTAAGTTGCCTTGAGTTGTCACGCTATCAACGACTACTTCATAAGAAACAAGAAGTGATACTTCTGAGTAATCTTTAAAAGAAGTACCTGAACTGACAATATTCAATTCTTGCATTAGGTCGTTGTATTGATCTTTTTGTGTTTCGATGTCATTACTGTATACAACAGGCGTAACCGATATACCATCAGTAATTAATTTATCATTAATATCACCCAACGCATTACTAATCCTAGTACCTGCAGCGTATTGAATAGTCTGTTCGTAATTCGAACTAGATACTCCGTTATCGATATCTAATTTTTGTAAGAGCCTTCTAATCACAGATAAGGTAACGTATTGATTTTGAAAAACTACATCACCTTTTTCTACTTCAGAAACTGTACTTACGCTTAATACATTAGAAGAAACTCCTGAAGGTAATAATGTTAAATTAAAATCTCTGTCAGAATAGTCTGTTCTGTTGTTGTTTTTACGTTCCTGAGTTAGTGTATTTCTATCACCTGCTCCTATTATTAATTTATCATTTCTACTAGTTACCATACCACAAGTAGCGTCTATAATGAATCTAGTCCAAGTTCTAGTAAAAGAGTTAAACCTATAGCATTGTGTTGCCGTCGTATCCTCTTCATTCGTTGGTAACCACAAAAGATAACTTCTATCTGAACTGTATGATACACCAAATGCTACAGTAGAAAAGTTAAACCTACTATTAACTACATTTTTTATTAAGTTCTCTATAGGTCTTGATATTACCTGTACTCCAGTGTCTGAAATCCTAACAACACCTTCATCAGTAAGAGCATAGATAACATTATTTAACACAACAGCACTGTCAGGAGCTTTTAGCTCCGTAGACCCATCCAATAACCTCACAGTGAAATTGGGAGCAGAGGTTCCAGATATGATATATATGCCGTCTTCCTTTAATGCGAATAAGTTATCTCTTAGAGGTAGTATTCTGAGTATCGGTTTGTCTTTAGGACCGATATCAATAAAATTAACTATAGGGACAGCCTCTGGTCTATTGCTTTTTGAGAAGTATATCCTATTGGGTTTTTCTTCATTATCAGAAAAGTTACTTCCTAAAAATACCTCTCCTTCATTGAGGGTGTCTGTTGTTGTTTCAAAAGGTATAGTAAAATTATTATTATTTATCTTAGTGATCAAAAACGATCCTCTAATTATAGGACTTGAAGCTAAGTTTTCAACAAAAACAGTTTGACCTGTTGCATATCCATGACTGACGGATTCAATGTTAGTAGCTGTTCCTAATGTGGTTGATGTTATAGTCTTTTCTAAATTTAAACTAGGGTCGAAACTAGGTTGTGTGTTTAGGTCTGATGTCGCTATGTAAAATGTATCATCTACTAATGTTTTAGCTTCTAGCAAGATTATCCCCGGAACGTCGTTTGCTGAGGAAAGATAATAAGCATTAACTGGGGATAGACTATCTGCGTTAATAACTTTAACTATACTTCTAGCAGTTTCATCTATACTTGCGGCAACTGATATTTGATTAGAAAGAAGAAATTCTTGCAAGCCAGTGTCTTCTCCATCCCCTTCTGTAGAAGGAGCAGAAAATACAAACCCTGTACTTTCTGAAACGGAATCCCTAGCGTTTTCAGTTACGATACCATTCTTAGACCATGTTATAGTCATAACTGAACCTAAAACTGAAATTTCAAAATCACCGGTAGTAGCAAGTGCTGTTGCTATTTTTACTGCAATATCATCAGTAGAATCTCCACTATTATAACGGACCCTAACTGCTATTTTATTATCGAATTCAGAATCAGTAGGTAGTGGGTCATTACCATCTTCGTCGAAATAAACAAAATACTTCCTCTGGTTTCTAGCTGAGTCGATTAACCAACCTTTACCGCCTATTGTATTAGAGTTTACTTCTATATCTTGAACTTGAGTTTCACCTATCGCTGTGTATTTTCTTTTAACTTGGTCGTTAGCTATGATAAAATCAGAAACTCCAGATGTAAAAGAAAGAACAGAAACTAAGTTAAAAGTTAACTTATGAGTTGTTTTAGTATTTGAAAAAAACGTAGAACCATTAAAAAGTGCTATATCTTTTGCTACTGGAGGTCTAGAGTTCGCTTGAGTTATGCCTTCTCCAGATATAGGATTCGTGTATAAAAAAGCTGCTGAAGCTCTAAAATCCTCGGGTGTTATATCTTCAATTGTTACTTCGGTTAAGAGATCTCCGTTCGAATCTAGCGGATTTCCTTCGAATACTAAATTCATTTCGTCCCCCGGATCAATATCATCAAGGGTTAATCCGTCAGGGACTGTTACTGAAGTAGTTCTGTATATTTGATAGAAATAGGTATTGTCTATTCCAGAAGGAACACTAAAATTAACAGTTGTATTTGCAGAAGTTCCCTCTGTTACTGATCCTTGTTCTAAAACTGTAGTAGTAAAATTAGTAGCCGGTCCTCCTGATGTTTCGTAGTCAGCAACGTCGTCTACGTTTTCTGCTTCTACTACCGAAACTTGAACTGCATTAGAACTAATCGATACTTCAAACTCAAATAAATTAGATATAGCGTCAGCTGTTTTAGATGCTGTAGTCAAGTTTGTTTGACCGGGACTTGATAAATTTATTTCAATACCAGTTTTTCCTAAGGTTTCTGCTGTCTGAGGTTCTTCATCCGTACCCGATAACTGATACCAAATAAAATAATCATTTACGCTTGACGAAAAAGTAAAATACTCTGCGGTTGTAGGAACGGATGTGAATGTTATCTGAAAAGTCTCTGAAACCTCCACCGAGTTGCTTGTGTTAGTTAATACGAAACGTTCTGAAGGGTGTCCCAAGAGTAAATTACTATTGTTATCTTTTTTTCCCCACAAAACTCTATATGCGGTTTTACTTTGAGGAGGAAGAAATCCGCTTTGATTAAACAATAAAGACGCCTCCAAAGATACTGCCCTAGGTACACCTGCTTCTTCTATCGAATCAACAGTCACTTGGGAAGAGTTAACTGCTGATATCTTTTTAATGCCACTATTTTCTGTAAAGTAAAAATTACCGTTTGCTTCTAATGATTTTATTCTAAGACCAGCTTTTAGTTCTTGATATGAACCAATAAAATCAGTAAAAACTCCAGAACCGTTATCATATTGTAGTTGATCGTTAAAGTGTCTAATAATTAAATCTTTATACTCACTAACTTGTTTCACTCGATCATCAATGTTAGGAAGATCATCACCAAACTCAGCTTGACCTCTTCTAATTTCGATAACATCATCTTCGTCTATTATGATATTATTAGCAATATCCATGGCTCCATCAGGAACTGTCGTTTCATTTTTGTACGTGTACAGTCCTTTTGCGTTAAGTGTAAATGGCATTAGTTACCTCTAAATTTGTTACGGTTTCCGTTTACTGCATCTCTAAGGGGACTATGGCGAGGCTTGATCTTTTGCGGAGCACCTTCCACTCTATTATCTATTAGGTTAGTTACTGCTTTTTCCATTTTCATAAGTTTTCTTGTTGCATTTGTTAAGCCTTCGGTGTCACCTAACGCTTGTAAACAAAGTAAAGCCCCTCGTTGAGCTAAGATTGCATGTAGTTCAGTTGGCATTTGGGGATATGGTGACTCTTCGGCTTGACATATGTAGTCTCCAGAAACTAAATCAGAAGGTAACATATCATTATTAATAGTTACTGACTTAGTGTTCTTATTTATAGAGGTTGCTTGTATATCAAACTTTTTCAATTTATTAGGAGACTTACTACCTACTATGTCAAATAAAGGATTATTTGCAAAGGTATCAGGAAAGTTATCTATCGTTATAACCGTTTCTGTAGTTCCTTTTGTTATTCCTATAATTTTTCCTGTTTCTTTTACTAGAACTAGATCGCTAGGTCTTAAATAGAAGTACATGCGTAATTTAGAATTAGGTTGAATAGACAATGAAGGAATAACTACGTTGTTGTTTTCTAAATAAAAAACCGATGCTTGATTTGTCGAATAAGAACTAGTGTAATCAGATATCTCTTCGAGACTAACTCTTGACAGTTCTGAAGGATTTCCAGCACTGTCAATGTATGCAACATCTCTAAGTTTGTTACCTATTGAGCGATAAGGAATCTCATATTGAAAGGGAGCTTCAATATCTGCAGGTATTTCAACATAATTAACTAAATGTTCCTCGTGTTGTTCCAGCAAGTAAGGGAGAATCCCAGTACTAATCTCTTCGTTCAGTATCTCTAAAAAATCTTCTGACTCAAACGTAGATTGGTCGGTTGGTATCAGAGCGCGTCTTTTTAGTGATCTGATTAAATCATCAGATGTTAAGGGTTTAGCCATTTTTTTATACCTTTATTATTTAGATTTTTTCTTAGATTCCATTGCAGCCTTGATGAGGTCTTTCATGTCTCCAGACTTAATACTTTTTACTGTGTCTTCGGCAGCTTCTAGTCCTTCTTCTAGTCCTTCGGCATCATCGGCTACCACTTTTACTGCCATTTTGCCTTTCAATTCTTCTGGCATCTCGCTTCTTTTCATTTCTGATTTCAAGGATTTAATAGCTTCTCTTCTAGCTTTATTGTTATTTTTCATTGATTCTCCTATTTCTAGTTGTTATTAAACTTTCTATATCGTGCGGTTTTACTAAATCAGCGTCTAGGTCGTAATCTCCTAAGTGTTTAAAAACATGAAGATATAATAATTCGGAACAATTTCTTCCTGTTTTCCAAGGGTTTTTAACCTTAACCCCAAAAACATTAAGTATATCTACCAACACTATTCCTACATTTTGCATAACGCCATAAGGAGCACCTGCTTCCTCGTGGCATTCATTTCTAATTGTTAAGTACAATTCATCAGAAACCTCTATTATATATTCTTTAACTATGTTGTGTTTTTTAATAAACTGCAACTCAGACATATAGTTTACCATTCCGTCTGAAGCTTGATAAAAAGTATCATACTTAAATATAGGACTGTCCATTCTAAGGGCAACGTGTGAATACTCTTTATTAGTCCAAAGTCTTATAAGCCAAGAACCTATAGCAAATTTCTTTTTGGACTTTGTAAATACTATGTTTAATTGTCTCATTTTACGTACGCTCTTACTGTTGCCTTTACGCCAACATCAGTGGTTCCGTTTGATGTATATTTTATTCTAATTATTAAACCTAAGAGGTTTGTTTCAGTAATGGCTTTGTTTTTTGCGTGAGCATATCCCACGGTGTTATCTGATTTATGTATATCAATAGGAATACTATCTAGGTATAAGTGGATATCCTGCCCTGATACTGGGTGAGCTATGCTCATTGATACAACGTCATCTCTATGAAAATCATACGCTATGAGGTGTCCGTCTTTTACAAATAAGTCTGATGTCACTGTATAATCAAAGCTAGTGGTCGTTCCTGCTGTTGCTGTAAAGATAATGCCCTTATCGGACACCCTGTCTCCACCTTGGGGAATGACCTCTTCGTATTTAACTACTGACTTGTCAGGTGCGGATGCTCCTGTGTGTGAGCTAAGTAATGCGACTAGCAAGGTCTCTTCTTCGGTTGATAAGGGTGCTTTAAAGTTTATATCTAAGTTATCGTTTGCCGCTGATACACTAGCTAATGCTATAGTTATAGAAGACTCTACGATCTCTTTGTTAAGTTGAACCATGTCTACTTTGTTATTTAAAGTAGCCAAAGAAATGTTGTAATTGTAATTAGTCATTTTGTTCTCCAAACTTCTATGACACTTTCATACACTCTAGATTCCCTATTTGATCTTTCAGGTCTAAGTTGTAACGTAAAGGTGTGGTTTCCTACTGATAAGTTCTCAGCATAGTGTAGTAAATTGTTTTGTATTCTTTGATCTTCTCTGCTGTCTTTTGGTTCTATCCTTAGTTCTTTGACTTCTACTCCGTCAAGTAATACTCTAACTAATATGTCGTTAGCTGTCGAGCCATGGCTCCAAAAGAAATCAGCGTTTAGCCTGTATGTGTTAGTTCCAGTAGACTCTGTTACAGTAAAAGGTAGTTCATCATAAGTAACAAAGGAGTTTCCTGTAACAGTCACAGTTGCTATTCTCGTTGTACTGTCTGCGTCTCTTCCGAATACTACTGAATTTAGTTGTGTTTGCAGTTTTCCTATTGCAACAAGTATAGAATCCGATGCTGTTACTAGTGTTGTGTTCGCAAAGGATAATCCAGTTAAGATGGTTGACCTAACTGTTTCAGCAAAGTCGTTGATTGTTGACGATAGTTGAGTCCCTGTGTGATTAGATCTAGCTCGATTATTAGTATCCCTTACGTTCAGTTGTGCAGGAGTTTCATAGCCTTGCGGATTAGAGTTGTTGTACTTTAGGTTCAATGCTGTTTGTGTTGCTGTGGATATTGGTTTGTTTAAATCACTTGTGTTATCTACGTTTCCTAGACCTACATCTGTTTTGTCTAGTTGAGAGTTTACCCAAAATGATCCATTATATTGCAAAACTTCTCCAGTTGTCTGAGTCGGTACTTGAACATCAGTAAGCTCATCTAAGGTTAGGTTCATTAGTGTGCTTATTGGAACTTTAAACCAAGCACAAGGTCTAACGTCTACTGCGCCTCCTCCAGTTACCGTTCTAAAGTTTACGACATCTCCTGCGATATATTGTACCGGAGCAGGCAATTCTACAAAACCCGAGTTATTAGATTGTAAACCTGTGGTTGCCACGTTTGTGTTGTTTTGAGTTACGGCTATTTCTGTGTTCGTTCCTGAAGTTTCAGCTTGATACGATACAGCAAACAATCTAGCATTTACTGGTATAGTTACGCCTATGTTTCCTGTTGATCCGTTTCCGAATGAAAACTCTAAACTATTATTAGCTAGTCCTCCGTTTTCTTCAGCCCATATAGCAAATATACCAAATTCGTTTGGAGTAACAGTTAACTCTTCTAGTGCGCTTCTTACGTCTTTTGAAACGAAACTAGAACTGTCTAATCTTACAGAATTTGCAAAATTAGGGAATGAAACGTAGTTAATTCCTTCTGTCGATGATAGGTCAGAAACGCCATCATTTACTACAACCTCTCCTGCGTTTATAAGAGGAGTTAATTCTAGTACGGAATCTACTGTTGCTAGAGATATGTAATCTTGTGCATTTATTTCTATTTCACCCAATGCTGGAATGTCTATTCCTAAAACATTAAGATCTATGATGGTCCCCGTGGTGTTTTTTAATATCTTAGACATTAAGAATTACTCCCAGATAAGTTTATACCAACTACCACATTTTTAGCTGATCCTCCAGTTAGCCTAACCGCTAACTGCCTACCGGTAGTAACAGGTACTGATATTGTTCCACTATCTCCTACCTTAGACGACGTTACTGAGATTGTAGTTAGTATTGTTAAATTGGCGGAATCTCCCTCGTGTTCGTATATTGTGAGAGTATAAGTATTTAAGTTTTCAGTTGATATATAGATCCTAACAATATTTGCATTATTAAACGTGACAGCGCGACCCGATCTATTTGAAGAAACTCCTTCGTTACGGAGCCATGTATTTGCACTTATGTTACCAGATCTTCCCCATGAGAACCCCGGAGAAGCCGATGTTGCAACTTTAGTACTAAGTTCTTCAATAGCACCCTGTACATCATCGGAAGCAAATCCATTACTATCGTTATCAAAAGGAATAGATTCTGCAACCTGAGATTTTTTTATCATCCTAGATCCGTCACAACGACATCTACCGTTCCACTGTCAGTGATCATAAAAACCGATTGCCCTTTAATTGCAATTTCAATCCATTGTTTTTTTAAAAGAGGTTCTCCTGATGCAACCGTTAATCCCGTTGGACCAACGTATACAGTCTTTGTTCCCTTATTATAGATTCTAACAAATTCTCTTTCATCAATGTTAGTTGTGGCTCCTATAGCCTCTACTTGAACAATACCTACCGAAATTACTTCTTGCTCATATAGATCAGAGTTAGTGTCATCAAATTCTCCAGATACTTGTATGCTCATTTTATTTTGTCCGTTTTCTTGTAGTTTTTGGTTTTTTTATTTTTTCTAATTCTTCTTTTAGAAGTTTGTTTTCTTGTTTTAATTCTTCTGCAAATTCAACTACTTTACTGTTTTCTTCTTTTACCGCCAAACAAAGCTCATCATAAGACATTTCTATTTGAAGTGCATTCGCTATTTTACTCTGCAAATCCTGAACTAATTTAAAGGAATGATATGCTTTAGATACGTCTTCACAATCTAAATTATCTAATTTTACGTTTTGTGCTATTAATTTTAATAGATAACCACTAACTAAATGATCCGACTTTACAAACTTCATAAACACTCCGAGTTAAATTAAAAATAGGGGCATCTTCATAATACCCCTAAAATTAAAATTATGCAAGTTCTAAAATACGAATATCCGCAGTACCAGAAGCTGAAATTGCATGAAAGTCTAGTCCCGAACCGACTTTCAGTGTAATCGAACCTCTTGCTGGAACTCTAATTCCGTTAGAGATCGTAACACTGGCGTTTCCAAGAAAAACGGCTCTATTATCTAGGTTTTGAATCGTTATCTCTTTCCTTTCGGTTAAAGCTGACGATACTAACTGAGTTGCAACATTTGTAACACTTATTGCAGAAGTAGCAAACCCCGTTGCTGCTCTATCAACCACTTTAAGGTCTGTATTTGTTGACACTCCTGCTAAAGTGGTGCCGTCGCCAATTCTTAGTGAATCAAAGTTAGCCCCAGTGTGTTCAAGTTGAACGTTAAGGTCGCCAGCAGTAATTTGAATATCACCAGTAGCTGATGTTAGTTTCACAGGCAGAGGTTGGTTGTTTGCAGGTGTTATGCTGTCTTCGATAACTTCAACAACAGCGCCATCTAGTCTAAACTTAACCGGACTGTCCAGTGTAGCATTAACGTTAATAGAACCGTCAGCTTGGACATCTAATTCATCACCATCAGAATCAACTATAGAAATACCACCAGTAGATCCTGCTAAATTAACATCGAGCGCTTGTACTGCTCCTGTTGTGTTTGTGTGCGTCAGTAATGTTCCGTCCGAAGAACGAAGATAAGCACCAACAGAATCACTATCTGCAATTTCTGTTGGATCGAAAATTAATTGGTCTTTTCCAATTACACTCATAAAACCTCCCTAAGGTTATGTCCAGTAAACCAATTCTACAGTTTTACCGGGTTTATTTGTTTCAAAGAATATCGTAACGCTAGTTGTTAAAAGGTTATCTTCTGTATATATAATCGCCCTCTTTAATTCAAGAAAACTCCCTGCTGCGTCATATTTTATTTTTAGTTTTGTATCGTTCTCTCTTACTTTTATAGTAAATTTTTTGGTATTATCAGGTAGTGCTATTGATTGTTCAGTATTAGCCAATAGCACCGTCAGGTTTACGATTGTTGGAGTTCTCGAACTTGATTCTAAAGTCACTTCAATAGGACTTGTATCTATAACCTCAAAGGTTTTTTCATAAGGATTATAAACATACTTAATGTCGTTTTGTTGAGGGAAATCGTAAGTCTTTACTAAACTTGAGATACCATCCTGTATTGTATCGAAATTAAACCCCGTATCAAAATCTGAAATACTAGATTGACCTATTACTTCATTTTCTATTTGTATTTTATTACCAAGTAACATTTTAACATTAAACTCTGGTATGTTATTTAAAACGAGTTGACTTGCTAAGGCTGTAATTCCTGCAGGATCATTGAAAGCCACTGGCACTTCTATTCCTGTTCTACCGGGTATTTCAGGATCTACTCCTGTCCCTCCTACATTATACCAAACATAAAATTGTTTTTCGTTCTGTCCCGAGTTAATAAGAAATGTTTTATTATTTAAACTTCCAGCAACATCAGCTAAAGTAGTTAAGTTATATATTCCTCTTTTTTCATCATAGTAAAAATCAGCACTTTCTACTGAGTCATTACCGTCGTAAGCTAAAACAACATGACTCCAATAAGATCCTACGATATTGTCAGTATCGATGACACGTAAAGCGTCCGCTTCTTGAGAGTGAACATTCTTTAAGACCCCTCCGGGGTCTAAGTTACTAGCATACTTCCTTGTTGGTCTACCTACCACTATATACCTCTTTTGCCGAAAGCTGAATAGGATGATCAACTAAAGGGAAATATATTGAGAAAACATCACTCCAGTTTCCGTGAGTTCTTTTTATTAGAAAATCACAGACTAATCCTGCGAAACGCATACTTAAAAAATTACGCTTTAACATCTCGACTTTAACCCATGTTAAAAGTTTTCCAGAGGTATGAGGTCTAGATTTCATGCAAGCAATAATACAAGCTACTCCCAATAAAGGCAAGAGGAGTCCACCTATAATAGGACAGTTTACTGCTACGTACAAAACCCAGTCTCTCGGGTGTATCAATCTTACTTCTTTATCTTTAACGTTATTATAAAAAAACAACTTTTGATTCTTTATTTCAGCCATGATCTCTTTATGAAAAACCCAGTCTTCCCTGTAACTAATTAACATTATGGCAATCAATTGATCAGGAGACATATAAGTGTCTCTTTTGTGAGCAACTCCAAATTCAACGTGTGAGGGGTTTTGCATGAACAACCCTTGTCCTACCCTGCATTTTTCTATAGAACGCTTTAAAATAGCAATTCTGGCTCTCTGATCGTTACCTTTTCTCTCCTCTAAGAGTATATGTTGTAGAGTCCAGAGTAGTCCATTCTCAGCTCCACTTTCATCTGGTTTTGAATTTGTTAGTCCGTATTTATCTATAAACATTATTATCCATTATATATGAGTTACGAGTGCTCTAAATGACAATTCCGTAGATATGTGTCCTGTTATATCAGTAGAATCATACGTAACTTGACCATCGTTGTCTATGTCAAATGTTACCCCAGATAAGTCTCCCAAGCTGGAGTATGAGATTTCCCAGACACCACCACGATTGAGTCCTAAAATCTCGAATGCTTCAAATAGATCCAAAGTTGCATCTCTACTTACTGATACTAAGGCTTTAAAAGACCTAACAACAAGTTTATCAAATAGTAAACCAGTCACATCAAGTCCACTTACGTTGTTTGCTCCTATAAAACTAGTTAGATCTATATCTCCACTAGCCTTGGCTAAAGATCCAGCAGGAGTTGCGTTGTTTATGTATGTCTTTATTGCGTCAACCGACGGAGCTTGATCTGTTTCGTTCCCTGTTGTGGAGTTCACCACTGCTGATGTTTTAGCCCGTGCATCTGTAAAATAAAGGTTAGCGATTCCTTCACTGAGACCATCAGTATCCTCGGCAGCAAAATCTATACCAAATAGCGAACTAAAATTAGAGATAGCTACTTTTTCATTGTCAACTTCTTCAATGGCATCCTGAACGTTGGTTGCTATGATGTCGCCTGCGGGAGTAAACGTAATCTCTGAAGCTTCGTCCTTAGTTAACACTGCAGTATCTACGTAATTTTTTACAGTTAGTGATGTTGGCACTTTCGTATCGTCTGCTGTAGAAAGAGTATCATCTAGATCAATAACTCCTGTTTTGAAATTATCTAACTCGATATTACTGACTGTATTACTATCTAGGTCTATAGTTTTATTGAGTAAGGATTGAGTATGGGTTGTCGTTGCAATTTCTCTTAGATCGCCAACTTCGCCCACTTTCATTTTAGAAGTAAGAGTTGAATCGAACCCCAAAGCAACGTTAGTTGCATCCGACATTTCAACAGTTAGACCGGCAGTGCCTAAATCGGCAGAGACTTCAGTTCCTCCATCGTTTACTGTAATATTTGCATCAGAGACATCTAAATTAGTCGAGTTTATTGAAGTTGTTGTTCCATTGACAGTGAGATCACCAGTTACAATCATGTCTTGAATGCCAGTAACATTGCCAGAATCGTCAACAGTAATTGACGTTTGTTCCATGTCAACCCCAGTAGTTCCAACAGATTTTAATAATCTATTATCTGCAACTGGAGATATTCTGTTTACTTTTTCATCTAATCCATCTTGTATTTTCTGAGAAGACCATAAAGTTGATGTTGTTGTTTGCGCGTCATCCTGTACTCTATGTTCTTCTATTTCAAAATTTAAAAGAAGGTCATGGTCAATGACAGTTTCATCAACATCTAAAACTAGGGTCTCGTTGCCAAATGGGTTGCCTATTGATTTGGTTATTTTTCCTGATAACGCAGGTTGTATTTTATCATCTAAGAATCCAGAGCTACTATCAGAGATTCTAGTCTTAACTCGAATGTCAGTGCCACCTGTAGCTAATAGATCTATTCCAAGTCTTTTGTACGTGTTTGCCATGTCCTAATGCCTCCGCTTACCTGAAAACTCAACTACTTCGATATCACACGAACCGCTATTAATAACAAAAGCAACTCTAATGTAATTAACACCCATTTCAGAAACATCCCAAATATGAGTTCCTGTTGCATCGGTTACATTCTGAACAGACTCATCAATCCTAGAAAAACTTTGACCATTAGTTGAAACCTCTAGGTAAAGGTCCATATCAAGTCCTACTCCATTCAAATAATCAACTTGAACCGAAAACGTATTCTCAACACCAGATATATCATAATCTTCAGTTGTAGTGTCAGAACTAATAGATTCTGGACCTTCTAGTATTTTCTTTTTTACAATAGCGTCAAGAAAGTTACCCATTATGATTCCTTCTTAAGTTTTTTAGTGACATAAGGCATCAAACTAACTAAGGCTAGTCCTATATCATTAGCCCCTAGTGCAGGGGTTACCATGATCTTCCCTAGCATTAATATTGCTGCGATATTTGAGATAGACAGGTTATTTTCATTATCTAGTATTCTAAAAAACCTACCGACTCTTTTAATCTTTTCCATATGCGTATATTCCCTATTATCTATTAACCTTTGGTATTTACTTATATTTTACATTTTCTTTTGACAACTCTTCTTTTTTTGTTATAATAAAAGACACGATGTGGTTGAGTATGCTAATTTCACTTTTGGTCACATTAGCTTTTCGACACATAGATTACAGTTTTATTGTACAGATGTGACACATTGTGGATTATGTATAACTTTCATATCCGGGTATATGTCTAACGGATTCCACCCACTTCTTCCACCCATCAAACTCCATCAGCTTACGTTCTAATTTACCCTTTTTTATATCTTCTGGTAAATTACGTAAATATTCTCTATACTTCCTATATTCTTTTCTCTTGTTAGAATCTAGAGGATTGTCAGCAAGTTGAGTCCAGTCGGTTTCTTTTAAAAGAACATCCCTGTCTTCTCTTAAACGTCTCAGCTCTAGTTTTAGTTTGTCTTCTTCACATGATATGCTTAAGTTTTCTAAAAGCTTTAAACGTTTTTCTGCTAACTTTTTATCTTCTTCTTCTAGTATATATTTCTTAAAGTACTCGTATGGTTGATACTGAGGAGCTGCTGTTACCAACAACTCCTCGATATCATCTAACGCCTCAAATCTTTTGGTCCACTCAGCAGTATCCAAGACGTATTCCTTTATTCTTCCCAACTAGACCATTTGTCTAGAGGGCATTTTTCTTGTCTGATTAAGCTCTTAGCTTTTATAAAACAAAAACACTCTCCACATTGTCCTGTAGCTTTTAGCCTAGGACACCCTGCGCAAATTGCTCTTCTTTCTTCTTTAACAGCTTCTGGTACAGATTGATCTACTCCAGTAGCTGCGTTCTTAGCAATAGTAAATAGTGACTTCATACCACCTTTAATCTTGCTCATTTAGTAAACCTCTCATTTGCTCAAGTAGAGGTTTTAGTTCTGTAGGGTTATTAGTTTTACCTAAGAACTCTTCGTCTTCTGGGTTAACAAAATAAAAAGAAGGAGCAGCGTAGATAGGCTCTAGTATGTCATTGCCTTCTTCGTCTTTTAGCACCTTTGAAAAAGGACGACCTGAGTGGTTTTTTAATACCTCACCTTTGTCGTCTTTTAAGTATTCTTTTGCAGGCTCTAACTCTGCATGAGCTATGTAAAGCTCAATCTTGTCTACAGGAAGAGATGCCTCAGTAAAGGTAAACTCTTTGTATTCGTTTTTTAGCTTCTCGAAAAGTAGCTTAGCTGCATCGCAAGCTCGACACCCTTCTAGTTGATAAAAAACGACCTCCATGCTACTCATATTACCTGACCTTTGTGATTTTTAACTGAGTATAAACTTCACTTACTCCAAAGTTTGAAGCGAGACCAAAGCCTGATGTTGACTGAGTTCTGCTACATCGGTGTTGAATTTCAAACACCTTAGCTACACTAATATTTAGTACTCCTTTGAATGGCGAGTTTGTCGGCATTGCCACGGAACTACTAGCATCATCTCCTCTAGCAGTACCGCCAATAATGCTATCAACTGAGTCTGTAATATTTCTAACTTTTGTTTTATGAATGTTAACAAAATAAGCAGGGCCATATCCCTCAATGGTGTATTTGCCCGAATCTAAAGTAAGTTGATTTGAAGATAGCGACAAGAAATAACAGTCTCCCTCTAGGGTATTTATATCTCTAGTTCGCCACGCTCCTGATGTAAAGGTTCCCCCTGCGCTATCGTTTATCTTAACGTCTTTAACGTAGCAAGTAGGTTGATCAAGACCGTTAGGAAATACCATCGTTCTCTCGGTTTCTTTTATGTAGTCGGGTGCCATTTTCGTAATTGCGCAATGGTAGTTTCCGTCTACGTCAACATCGGAGCTGGCAATATATGTCCTTACGTCAAAGCCAGTTGTCGTTACATTTTTTATCTCTGCATTTACGTTCCCAAAATCATCACTTGTGCATCTTACAGATGGAATCTTTGTTAAGGATAACCCTGGGTATGCTATAGAGGTGCTTCCTGTGGCAGACCTAGATACTCCGAAGGTTCCGACAATGGACTCTTCGCTAATGACGGCTGTTCCATTATTCGTTACCCAAAAAGCAAAATCATTCTCCACGCTGCTAGAATCTGTGCGCCCCATTACCACTACACCTTGGGCTGAGTCTGACCAGCCTGCGATTGGTACTTCAAGCCAAAAGGTCTGAGCCTCACCTGTACCAAAAACCGTACCACCAGTTACGGGGGAAGTTTGTACCGTTGAAACTGTCCTGTCGCTTCTCCCAAGTTCAATAAACGAGTCGCCCTTTGTAGCCAAGAAATGGAGATATGTGTTTGAGTTACTTGCTCTTAATAGCCTTCCCGTAGGGACAACTAGAGCGGTTTCCCCTCCGACTGTTAAACCATTAGGTAGACCGAGCTGAAACAAACTTCCTGTAGGTGTACCAGTTGTAAAAGTCCCTCTTATTTTCATATTAGAGCCACTTCTCATCCACTCGATTGCGACGAGGGAGGGGGTGCCTATACCTTGAAAGACTGGAGTATAGGACTCCCACTCCGAACTAGCATAAACATCTGTAGGGGCAAGAGGGTTAACCTTAAATTCGACGTCATCAATAGTCAACACTGCACCAATATTCTCAGTGATAACTTGAATACCATAACGCATTTCGGTACAAGTTTCTGGTATATTAAATACCAATTCAGTAGGCTTAACTGTTGCATTTGCTCTTAGTGGAGCAGAGGCTATAACCGCAGAATTAGTTACATCGTATACAATTAAATCTACTTCATTATTGTTACCAGTGTATGTAGAGGAGATGTTAACTCCTGCTAATTGTCCACGCTCTTTGATATCTACAGCAAAGGCAGGAAAAGCGAAATAGTCCATAGATGAACCAGCTACTTGAGTGTATTTTATACTACGATCTCCTTTTAAAGGAGATACTTCTTCGTTAACAGGACTCGCAGAGGCAACTCCTCCACCAAGAAACGCTGCATCACTACCAGTGGTAGCATCAACAGCTTCTGTTTGTTCAAACCTCTCTACGTGGAATATATCAACTCCACCAACACCAGAACCTCCGATTGAAATTAATTCAGCATCAACAACTTGGTACATTTGTTTTTCATCAGTTGCAAAGACAATTTGACCGTTTGAAGCACCAATAGCATAAACCTCTAAGTTTACTTTAGTATCTTGTTTTACATCACTTCTAATGGGCGTTTCTAAAGACGCGCCTTGTATCGTTTTACTTGTGAGTGTTTGCGAGTCGGTAGTTCCAACAACGTCGCCAGTTACACCGTGAACTCCAGAAGTATCTCCCGTATGAGATGTTAGGTCTGCGTTAGTAGCTCTGGTATCAATATCAGTTTGAAGTTCATTTACAGCTTCTTGCATATCAGTCGCAACTAAATTACCAGAAGGAACATTAGAAATAGCTGAAGCGTCATGAGCATCTACAGCATCCGACAAGTGATCAGATAACCCAGAAGCAGCATCAGAAGCAACAGTTTCGGTTGTGTCTAGTCTTCCCTCAACTTCATCAATGGCACCTTGAACTTGAGTAGCAGCAAGTCCTGATGTTGTATTAACATACTCTATGGCTGACGCAGCATGAGCGTCCGTAGCATCGGTTATGTGAGCGTCTAGTTGTCCAGATGTAGCTCTGGTATCAATATCAGTTTGAAGTTCATTTAGAGCACCCTGAGCGTCTGTGGCAGCTAGGTTTCCTGAGGGGGTGTTTGTGATAGCGGAAGCTGCATGGGCGTCAGTTGCGTCAGCAATATGGTCATCTATATCAGATTGGGCAGAATCTCCAGATCCTTGAGCAGCAGCAGCACTGTTAGCAACGTTATCAAGAGCAGCTTGAACATCAGTTCCAGCCACATTAGGATTTGTGTCATCAAAACTGATCTCTGAAGCGTCATCCTTGCCTGCGATAGCAGAAGCAACGTGAGTTCTAACTGCAGCAGCAGAGGGAAGTTCAGTATCAGTTCCTGCAACACTGATATCGGTAGTCAAAACTCCTGATTTTAGGTTGTCTACTTCTAGGTTAGACACTGTTGCAGTATCTGCGTCAATTGTAACTGAATTGTCTGCAGAACTTAGAGTTTTGTTACTTAGTGTTTGCGTTTGATCATTCGTGACAATCTCTCTTTCAGAGCCTTCAGTAAAAATCTTTTGTTTACTATCAGCAGAGTCGTTACGAATTTCACCTTCTTCTGTTGCAGCAGAAGTAGTAGGCTTTGTTATAACGCCTTTTGTGAATCTTTTCGATTTAATTGTCATTTATTTCTCCGTTATAAATCTATTGTTTGGGCTTTAAAAAGTATCAATGATGAAACGTGATCAGTTAAGTCACTGGAAGTATATGTGAATTGCCCACCTGAGGTTATATCTAGATTAACTCCAGTGTCATCACCAGTTGATTCGATACTAATTCTAAAATCAGCACCATTGAAATTTCCATATATTGGACCAGATTCAGTAATAACGGAAGCTCCGCTATCAAAAGTTCTGATTACGAGATATTCAACATCTATATGTTGAACTTCACCTGTGTTAAATACTAATCCGGGGATGTTTTGAGGAGTTATAGAATTGTTTGCTAGGTTTGCTGCACTTATCAATATATCATTTGGTCCTAAGAAATTGGCAAGAGCCGCTGTTACACCTTCTGCCCATGCTGTGGCGTCTTCTCCGTGACCGTTACCTTCACCTTGAACTGGATAATTATATGTAGTATTACCTATTTGTAACTTGATTGACATAGTGGACCTTTTAATATTCTCTAATACTAGTTGTTAAATAATACGAAAAGAGGGGAACAGAACGCTCCCCTCTTGAACTTGAATACAGGACGTATTCTATTATGATTTAATGAATGTGAGTAGTACTGTTTTACCGGGACAACAGGTAAATAACGCTTGATCTGTGTACATTCTCATTTCGTAACCGTTAAAACCTTCCATTAACTTAAGGAATTGACCGCCTAGACCCGGACGCTCATAAGTAACATCGGAAGAACCGATTCTCATGAAGTCTTTCTCACAGATCATGTAAGCATATCCTTCTTTACAGTAAATAGTAGAGCTGATGCGGATAGTACCGTTTTGAGCAGTAAACTCAAGTTCTTTTGAACCGTTTTTTAGTTTAGAATCAGAGTATGAACTATCAAACTGTCTTTTAGCAACTTGCTCAGTAAGAAGGTTAGACCATGATTTAGGGTTACAAAGTAGAAGAACTTCTTCATCTGCAAGACCTTTTTCCATTGCTCTTGAGATACCAGATTCAACTTTAGCGAAAGAAAGAACAGCTTCGTTACCAGCAAAATCAGTACCAACTTCTACAACGTTACCTTTCCAGAGATTGTATGCAGAAGCATCAATGTTGAAAAGTACACCAGTATTAGTGATGATTTTGTGAATACCAGCAAATTCGTTGTCTTTTGCACCTTTGTAAAAGATTACGTCAGTAGCAGCAACTGAAAGAGTTGTTAGATCTGTCCCAACTGTAACGGTTTTAGCGTCAAAGTCGTAAGAAACAACAGCAACTTCACCTCTAAGAGCACCAGCAGCACTATAAATTTGAATTGGCATATTTTCAGTACCAGACCAAATTCCTGCAGCCCATTCGTGATCTTCGATTTTTATTACATCATCACCAGCACCTTGTACTGCTTCGACTACACCAAGACCAACTTGACCGTACATAAGTTGTACTTCGAGTCTGCGAACGAATGATTTAAGCATATTTTCAACAATAAACTTAGTTTCTTGTACAAAAGCGCCTTTACTGTTGCTTGAACGAGAAGCGGCACCAACAGAAAGAAAAGATCTAAGGACCATTTCGTGACCTTTAATCTGGGCTCTTTTGTGAGTAGAAGCAACCGCTTGGTTAAGAGCAAAAGCTGTACCATCTTGTCCACCATAAGTGAAACCGTGCTCAAGACCTAAAGAAACAGGTTGAACGTAGTCAAGACCGTTTTGTTTCTCAGCTCCGATAAAAGCAATTGAGTTATAAAGTTTAACGCCTTCAGGAATGAGATCTACGATCTTATCAGCATAGATATCCTTAAAGTGTGCGTTAAGTGTTTGAAAATCGTTATTTTGTGGCATTATTAATCTCCTAATAGATTTTTGTTTTAAAGTGTGTTATGATTAAATTGTCATATTCACATGAGGGTATCTAACAATCCATTAAGGGTATGTATGAATCCTAGTTATGTTTCAATAACTCTCTAATGCTAGTTGTTAAATTATCGTCCTAAGTTCCTGAAAAAGTCAGAAGATCTAAGTTTTTCTTTTGAAGAATCTTCTGTTTTCGATACCTTAGCCGTTTCTTTTATTGTTTGCTTTGGGTTATTCTTTATAGAATCTACTCGACTTTTACGAAGTCTTTCGATATTCTTTTTACCAATAACTTCCTCCATCATAGTTTCTGGTGCGTTGTCTAGGAAACTTCTCATCTCTGCTCTAATTTCTTTTTCTACTTCAGGTATAATATCTGCAACAGTGATTCCGCTTGCATCATATCCATTCTCTTCAGCATAATCCATAGCATGTAACAGTGCATCTGCAATCCTAGCCATAGTTTTTTGTGTCGGAGGTAAAGTACTGTTATCTTTTAATTCAGTAATGATTTCTTCTTCTAATTGCGCTCCAGCTTCTGCTATTTTTTCTTGTTCTTCTTTGTCTTGTTGAGTTTTCTCAATTTCTTGAAGACGTTTGCGTGCTTGAGATAGTTCGATTTCCATCTTTTCTTTCTCTAGTTGATCTGGGGTTTTTTTCATTTCTTCAATTCGATCTTCGATGAATCTTTCATTAAGATCTTCTGGATCTAGACCTAGCTCTTTTAATACTTCCCAAGGATTAGATTGTAGTCGGGCAATTTCATTTTCATACGTTTTTTTTAATTTTGCAGCTTCTTGGGCTGTGTGATTAAAAGCTGCTGATTTTTGAAGTTCTTGTCGGACGGCATCTTCATCCGAAAGATCAATCTCTCTTTCAATTGTTTTACCATTAACTTTTAATTGGAACTTACGTACCATTGATTTAACTTCTTCTTCCGAAGCACCATCTTCAATAGCCTCTGCCACTTCTTCTTGAAACTCTTCGGTAGTTTCTGCTTCAACTTCGGGTGAATCAACGATATCAGGTGAATCAACGATATTAGGTGAATCGTCAACAATTTCTAGATCTGTTGTTTCTTCTAAAACTTCCGTTACTTCTTCTGGTGCTGAATCTACTGCTTCATTCGACATAATCTTCTCCTATGTTACAATTTATATATGTAAACATGTCTCAGCCGTTATTGGTATGAGACTAAAATGCTGTGTTGTCGTCTTCGAATTTTCTTTGTTCTCTTAATTTTTTTAGTTTTTTTAATATCCTCTCTTCTTTTTTTGTGTCACCATCTTCTGATGCTTGGATTGAGTCTTTCGCTAATTTCTTCATAACAGACGTCATTGTTTTATCTCTTAGTTTTTCCAAAGCTTTTTTCCGAGCTGTATTGGGACTTTTTAATGATTCAGAACCATCTACTTCAACAACATCACTATCTAAATACGTCTTTACTCTCTTTTTATCTTTCATTAACCTACCTTTGGTGGTTGTGCAACTCTAGGCATCCCTGAGGTATTAGATGCTTGTTGGGACTCTGCTCCGGGGTTTCCCATTGCAGGAGAGGGTGCTTGATTAGGTTGAGGTGCTGCTGCATTATTAGGATTGACAGGACTACCTCCAACTGGAGCTAGAGGTTGTTCTCCTATTATACTAAGAAGATCTGGGTTAACTTGTCTCAACGCATCAACGTGCTCTTGGATATGAGCTAGTGCTCTTGTAACTAATTCGATGTCTAGTCGAGCATCGGGGTCAGCAAGTACAATTTTATGCTCTCTAATGTGTAAAGCATGATCGTCGGTATCAATTGCAATAACATCACTACTATCATCAACCAGTCTTTCGTTTTCTGCTTTTATTAATAACAGTTCGTCGTGTTGACCTTGGATCAAAGGTTCTAGTTTACCAGTATTAAGCACTGCGAAATATTCTTCTGGACTTTTTATTAGTCCCATTTGTAAAAGATTAGAAGCCATCTCTGCTCTACCGGCTGTCGTCTGGGAAAGAGGATTACCGGCATCAACCACAACTCTAGTGATACTATTAACATCATCTCCGACAAATTCTTTCATCTTACTTCGATTAGATTTTCCTGCAATTTCGGCTATCCTAGGGACTTTTGCAAAATCCTGAATTAGCTTAATTAAGCCTGTACCGAGGTCTTCAATCAATTGGATATAAGATTGAGACAGACCTGAAAGAAACTGTAATGCTTGAGATTGAACTAATGCTAGTGCATTACCCGACCTCAGTGAAGCTTCAGGATTACCCCTTGCAACAGAGTTAACACCAGAAACCGTTTCCATTGCTCTCTCTATCATTTGTAGGAAGTTAAAGATTTCTCCGGGGGTCTGAGTTAAGTTTAATGAAGTAGGTGCACCTCCGTTTGGAGCCCCATCTACTGTGTTGTATTCGATAAAATTCATACCTTCTGCAACCTGAGAAACTTTAACGTCATTACCTCTTGGACTTAAAATACTTTGAACTCCGTGCGCATTTTGGTTAGTGAGAATTGTAGAATATAATGTATTTACTGCATCCTGCATTGGAAGTAAATCAAACATTGAAGTATACCCATAAGGTGTACCTAATATGTCCGAAGGAGATATCCTATATATAGGCAGGTTTCTATAAGGCATGGGAGTATCCATAAGCGCGATATTAGTATCAACATAAAGAAGATACCTGCCCTCAGGAATGGACTCTGTTTTTTTATGAAAAAACTCATACACAGGAACTTCAACGGTATCATCGATATACGACAACGTTGCGCGTATCCCACTTTGTTCTTGGTTTTTAGACTTTAGAGACATTATTTCTTCAGCTTTTTCTGGATATTTTGCCGCAATGTCGAATTTATTCTTAAACGTTCTAGTAAGAACCCAATCGTGGTTTTCTGCGCTTTCTTTTGTATTATCAAAAATAACATCATAAGGTGATAGGTTTTCAAACTCAACATCACCTTGATATACTGGGAATGGTTTTAGAATACGACCATTCTCGTCAAGAGGGTTATCGTCTTCATCATAGTCAACTATTAGTTCTTCATCAAAGTCTATTGTATCGTATACTTCACCGCTAGTTGAGTTCCATTCCATTTTTATAAAACCCGAACCAAGAACGATAGCATACTCAACCGCTTTTTTAATAAACCTTTCTAGTCGTTTTTCTCTCATATAGTATTCTAGGATGCCATGAGCGAGGTATGTTTGAACTTGAGATTTATGGTCGATATTAGATGATCGTGCTTGGAAAGCTGGTCGAGTTGATGTCACCATAACTAACATATGTTGAGCTATATTTCTAAAGTGATTAACCGCAATATTTACATACTCACCTTGCTCTCCTCCGAAAGTTATTTGATGTCCATCTCCACCATTATCAGTAAAATAGGCTCCATGATACGACATCCAGCTTCTTTTAATTTTTTCAAGGTATCTATTATGATATAGGTGATTAAACCAATTAGAACCTTTCTTTGATAAATATTCGACGGTTTTCTCTACTTTGTCTGCAGCAAAATATATTTCTGAACTCATATTATCTCCTGTTTCTAGTTGTTACTTTTTCCGATTCATCACTGAGTTCATAAAAGTTTGTTGACTAGTTTGTTTATTTCCTAAGTGTGATTGGTAAACATTACTTCCTGATAATTCGAAATACCCTTCTGGATAGGGATTTTTTTCAGGTTGCAAATTTCTAACGAGATACACGAGCGCATCAAGTAAATCTGAGTGATTAGCTTTAATATTCTTATTTTTATTTCCTTTATTTCTAGCAAATTCTTTTCTATTAGGTTTCCATTTAGCATTGCGAATATGTTCTATTAAATTAACACATCGGGGATGGATCTCTATCTCACCACGTTTAAACATCATCCTAACCATGTTCACTTTATCTTCTTTTCCGTCTTTTTTTGTAGCTTTAAATCTGATATCATGGTTAGCAAGAAGGTCGTTTATGAGAAGTGGTAAGTTATTATCAATAATTCTCATGTAAGGTTTTTTTACTTCGCCAGTATACGGGTTTGTGTATACTGAGGATTCTTTTCTAACTATACAATTAGCTATATCGTCAGTGGTTAATGCTCTTTGTCCTTCTCCACCAAGAACACCTTCATCTACTATTACTAGTTTTTTTCTAAGGTAATCAAAATAACCAAAAACTATTCCAGTTAAATCGACAACTGCCGGATCGCACGACACGTACCCATCGTAGTAAACTGGAATTTCTACCTCTTTGAGTATATCTTTTTCAAGATCGGACCACTCAGGAATAACCATTAAAGAACTATATGTATTACTCTTAAGAAGGTATTCTCTTTGGTATTCTGGATCTTCCTCTCCTAGAGGGTATCTGGCTATAATTTTTTCTCTAACTTTATCATTAATTAACGGATTCGAGTATATATCGTACTCAACAAGCCAACCTTTGGATCTATAAACATCAACAAAGTTAGTTAAAAAAGGATGATCAGGTTCTTTAGAGGGAGTTGATGCTATTATCATTTTACCATTAGTAGTTGTCATGGTAGGTAATAGAATAGAGTTAACTATGTACATCATGTCGTTATAAGGAAAAAACCCACCTTCGTCACATAATATTAAATGTATAGTCTTTCCTCTTGCCGCTTCTGCATGTCCACCATCAGCACCAGCCATCATAATAATAGAACCGTTGGGGTATACAAATTCTTTATCTGCGATTTTATGTTCAGGTTTAAGGTATTCAGGACAATCTTTATGTATTGTTCTCATTTGTTCTTTAGCGACTGCTGCTGCCATGTTTTTTTTAGGAAACATTAATAGAACTTTTGTGTTCGGGTTTTTTTGACAATACTCTGCAGCAATTAAACACATGGTATAACTTTTTCCTGTTTGTCTCGAACATAAGAAAACGGTAATGTCGTGAGGCGAGTCGTACACTTTATCGCGCATTTCTTTTTGTATTCCTTTTAGCTTATACGACAAATCTCCAATTTCCCAGAGTTTCGCTATTGCTTGTTCTTTAGATAATGTCTTTTTTCCACGTTTGGTTGTCATTTGTTCCGTCGAATTTATTAGATTTACTGTTATTTTTAACTTTTTGCTATTTTGATCAGATCTTTAACTTGGGCTTTAGTTTTGGTTTTAGCTTTCTTTTTAGGTTGACCTCCCCTAATAAGGTTCAAGTCTTTCACTAGAGTGTCGAATATTTTAGCTTGTTCTTGGTCGAAAGCCATTCCTTCAGATTGTTCCTTTAATCTACCTATCTGAGAGATACATATATATTCCTCATCTGACATTTCAGGTATATCATCTATGTCTAGGTCATTATCTCTTATAATCTGTTCATACTTGTAGATTTCTTTTTCTAATTCGGAAATTTTTTTTCTTAAAGCTTCATTCTCAAATCCACTTTCCATTCCTAGTATATCATCTGACATTCTTTCTCCTAATCTCTCTAGTAAGTTTCACGCCAAGTCCCATTGCTTGGATGACTCGACGAACTCTTTCTTTTAGGTATCTAATGTCTTTGGTTTGAGATACCCCTCTCCTAACTATGTTTCCATTACCCATATTAACGATCTCGAATTTCATACCTTCAGGGTAGAGTCTAATGGTATAACGTGCTCCGGTTACTTGTGATAATATAACCCCAGATACGAGTCTTTCATTTTTCTGGTCTTTAAAGTATCTTATTCTAGTTTTCATTAAGTCCTCTTGTCAAAAACATTTATTTACTTCCTGTAAATTGTTTTTGCCTACGGCATCCTGCCTAAAAGCGCATTCCACCTTTAGTTTCGATAGTTTTACTAATTTCACGTTTTGTGTATTCTTGATCTGTTAAGAACTTCTTAAGTTTTAAGGCTGCAATGTCATTTTCTTTTTTTAAGGCAGCGATTTCGGAATCTTCCAAAATAGGCTTTTTAAGGTCAAGCTCTTTATCAAGGATACGAAATTTTCTTAAGTCCTTACGGTGTAGATGTGACAACACCTTAGGGACTACCATCAAAAGAGATAGGACACCTAAAACGAGAGCTTCTTGGAATGTAATTGGATGTAATACTGATTTAGAACAAATAAATAATAAATAGGCTACAAATAAGCCTAACGGAAGGTGTTTCATTTTTTCACTCCTGAAGTAAGTCCAGTAAACCAGCAATTAAGTATTGTTTACTTTTTCTTTTTAAGTAGTTTTTTTAATTTATCATATTTGACACCACCACATGCGTAAGTGTCATTATCTTCTCTTTCTTTTCTTTTTTTGTTGGCAGCATCAATGGCTTTTGCCCGAGCTATGTCAGTTGGGTCCATTCCTTCGTAATTTCTTTCATAAGGATCTTTCTCGCCAGTTTCTTTTCTTCTTCTTTTTTTAGAGAGCAATTTAGCTCCCATAGCTTTCCAATCCATATGTTGACTCTCCCAAGTATATATGCTATTCTTATTTTGACGTATTAATAACCTATATCTAGTTGTTAAATTTATGAAAAACTACCTATTTAAATCTAAAGTTCTTTTCCCTTTGTCCTTCTGAAGAGGAGTATTGGGTAGATGCGGAGATTATTGTTGATGAATTAGCCTACATGATTTTATCTCAATGGGAAGTAGGGTCATCTAGAGCAGTTTGGTAGGTTGAGAACAATAATTCTCTATATTTTAGGTTTAATGTTACAATTAAGGAGTCAATATGGGGTTATCTGGAGCAGTCTGTCCGGCAAATAGGTCTAAAAACATTCTAAAAGACCTTCAATACATAAAAGAAACCTATGTTGAGTACTTTTTAGGTGGAAATGAGAGTGGTTTGCGTGAAGCTAGTGATCTTTTTTCTAAGATTGAAAAGTATATAGTAGAAATCTCAGCAGAAAGGAAAGTACTAGATGCTAAATTGGCTGAAGAAATTAAAAAATCTTAAAATTTGGTGTTATTTTGGGTTTCATAGATGGGTAAAGATTAAAAAGGAGTTGATTTGTTCAAAATGTGGAAAGATTGTACTATTCTAATAGGTCTTTCACTGCCTCCCGTACTTTTTATTTGCTTTTGTTTGTATTTTATAGTACCTTCTTACAGAGTTGGTGATTGTTTATTGCTAAATGATAACAATAAGTTGTACAGAGTTACTGGTTTCAGACTAGACCGCTATATTTTGAACGAAAAGATAAAATTAAATTATAGAATGGTAGATAATAGCTCTAAAAAAGTAAAATGTACCATTTCTGTAAAAGATAAATATATGTTAGATAAGGACTTTAAATGAGAAAAGTGTTTGATAGCATTGCTATAATTCTAATAGGTTGGAGTTTAGGTACATTAATTACACACTTAGTATTAGGAGTTTAGTATGTATTGTGCTATATTAACTTTGTTGTTGGTTAACGGACAGAATTGGACATTTGAAGACCTGAATGATATGGAGTATCAGGCAATCAAATGTAATACCAGAGGGTTAGGTTGTTTAAGTAAGGTTACGAAAAAGAGTGAATACGAAATAGAATACACTTGTGAGGTAAAAAGATGAGTAATTATACGTTTTTATTAGAAAATGAAAATAGAAGACTAAGAAAGTCAGTTAAAAAAGAAGTTGAAGACAACCATAATCAATTATTTGATAGAATTGACTTTTTAAATGACAAAATTATCGAAGCAATCGGTTGGATGCACGCTGAAGCTTGTGTTGCTGTAGACAAAGGGGAAGATATTAGAAATATATCAATCCCAGATTTAATAGATAGAGCAAAAAGGGATTTAGAGTTGTGATCTGTACGGTACTGTTGTTAGTTCTACTAAATGGTCAAACATGGACCTTCAAAGACCTGACTAATATCAGAGCTTCTGCTAAATCTTGCCAAAGAGAATATAAACAATGCTTAGGTAAGTTTGTGAAAAAGGGTAATAGGAATTACTATGCAGAATGTAAAAATAAAAGTAAGTAAATATAAAAGAGAGATAGAAGAATACTACATGTATGAAGATATTTTTTGTACTAACTGTGGAGAAAAAGGACACGTTTATAGTCGGCTAGGTAATGAATGTTACTACCAAGGGGCAACTTATTATTGTATTAATTGTAGTAGCGTGGCAATGGAACCTTGCTTCCATAAAACCGAAAATGACGAATCTATCATTGCTTTGAAGAAGACATTAGAGAAGGCTTTAGAGCTTGACAAGAAAGAGGACTAGGGATAGTATAGGTTTAGCCCATGGGAGGGCTTAGAGAAAGGATGAGAGCTTCTGGGGGAGGAGTTAGTAATGGAGACTACGTTTACAATAAAATTAGACCATGAAGGGTTTTTTATTGCAAGAAATGTGACAGTTATGTCACCCCCTACAAGATTAACCGAAGAACAATTAATGGAGCTAAACGTTGACGTTGTATATATTTAATACTATAAGACAAGCGATCTACCAAAAATGCTTCCTGAATGTTCCAAGCTAAGTTTAAACGGAACTAAAGATTACAAAGTACACACGCTAACCCAGAGAACCGATCGTCTTAGAGGGTGTAGGTTTTATTTGTCGATTGTTTTTGGTTTAATGAAACGTGCGAAGAAATAATCCGTATCACCAAAAGGGACACTAAAGTTCAAGCTATTGATTGTTGGTCTGGAGAATGGGGTGATGTGTGTAACATACAGTATTAAGTCTAGGTAAGTATATATATTGTTAGAGAGTCTCCTATAAATCACCCAACCCAAATGTCCCTCACCCCCCACCACCCCCCTTGGCATGGAACTTGCAGATGCAATAAACGTGCCAGTGTTCTAGCTGGCATGGAACTTGCAGTAGCAATAATTGTACCAGAGCTACCCCTTGCAAGTAACGGACCAAGAAGACTTGGCAACCTACTTGCAGATGCAATAGTTGTGCCAACCTTCTAAGATAGTTCTTGACACATAATAGTTTGATTACCCAAACAAAGATAGTTCTTGACAAACCTTTTAGTATGCAAGATCTATGCCATTAATACCTTGTCAAGTGTTAATATTCTGACACCCATTGTATAAACATTTTACATATCTATCAGGATAACAGAATGACCGCTCTAAGCTATCCTAACGTTACCCCTAGTCAGTACATGGAAAGTTATTTTAAATGGATTCTAGAGGTAATCTGAGCTGCCACAGATTGTTGGCATTAGGTCTATGGCATGTTTCTTGCAATACCTTCTTATAGTGTATATAAAAATAGTGCTTGTAATAAATGACACATGGTGTATACTGGTTATATAGAAATAAACAACAAAGGAATTAAATATGACTAAGTGTCCAAGTATTTTAACTCACCTATTAAGCGTTTATAAATCAGCCAATGATGAGGGAGCTGCTTACAGAACATTAAAGGCTTGTGTATTCACTAATAATCAGCCAGTCAATATAGTGTCAGCGATGACGGCGATTAGAGACATTCAATGTATGATTAGATTAGATAGGTGTCATGCTGTAGAATTAGAGTATTGTATCAGATACTTTTCAGAAGTAACGGCATATAGTGCGATTGAAATAAATCAGCGATTATAAAAATAGTGCTTGTAATAAATGACACATGGTGTATAATGAAGTATAGAAACAAACAACAAAGGGAACTTATGAACTTAGACACTACACTTATAGAAAATTTAGAGCTGATAGACAAAAAGAGA